ATGTGGCCATTCCGACGGAAATATCACTACTGGCTGATCGCCTTTGTTACGCCGACCGGCGGTATCAGGCATGTCATCACCAGGTATCGCAACAAGAGACTCACCTTAGCCAGAATTTTACAGGCTGCCATAGGTGAGGGACTGGATACAAATTGCGTAGTCCTTCCTCCTTCATACTTAGGAAAAATGACCGAAGCACAAGCTAATACGGAACTTTGAAATGATCACTTCAGCACAAAACCAATCAATCGAAAATGTATCTATCCCTGACGTCCTGAATGCCGGTATCCCGGCCATTATCCAGAACATCCGGGCCGCGCAACGCCGCGTTAGTTGTGATGACCTCACAGCGCGTTTTTTTGATAATGCGGTTCAGTCAGCGGAGATGCTTCACGCACAGCTTATTGATGTTTATAACGCAGAAGCTGATAGCCATAACTCCCTGGTAGATGCAGCTGAAAATATGCAGTTGGATCTCGGTCTGAAGGGTAAAGAAATTGAAGAGCTTCAGCTGGAAATTGAACATTTGAAACGCCAGCAACAGGACGCGATCGACGATGCGACGCATGACGCCAACCAGCGTGCTGATAATGCCGAACGTATAAGCATTGAGCTGGAAACAAAACTCAATGAAATGACCGCGATGGTTGAACTGCGGAACTCACAGATTTCAACGCTAAAATCTCAATATAAAGAGATCATGAAACTTGATCCTTTTAACCTTGAGAAACGCTATAACAAAGCTAAAAGCGAGCGACAGGAACTGCGTAAGCAGGTCGCCGACCTTAACCAACAGCTCAAAAAAACTATTAAAGATGCAAGCGAAGCGCGCGTGGCATTTGCTAATAAAAAAGCAGAGGTTACCGCGCTGGTTAATGAGAATGCCAAATTTGCGACGCTCAAGAAGGAAATGTATGGCATTACTGAGCGCCGTTTCCCTGCAAGCAAACTTCATCCGACGTTAGGGCAAATCTCCTTCTTCCCGCGCCTCCTGGCTTATGGGATCTCATCGCCTAAAGAGTTCAATAACGAGCGTCCTTATATCGTTTCTAAGCTGGACTTTGCTTATCAGTTCTGCTGCGACATGGGCTATGCCATTGATATCTGAATCAACGAATGGTTGATGCCAAACTTCCAGCCGCTGGCCATTTTCCGCGAGTTCCAGCCGGAAGGTTGGGTAGAGTTCTTCCATGAATTGATCTGTAAAGAGATGGAAAGCCGCCGCCCGGAACTGGTCCGCCGTGTCGAGTGGGCGCAAGAGGTTATGTTGGCAGATGCAGAGCTGCCGTTCGAACCGGAATTTATTGATGATCTGGCAGCTAAAGGGCTGCATACCCTGTTTGATGTGGTTACCCGCCGTCATGAGCAGTTGGTTGTCGAATTGGGTTTAGAGGAAACAGCGGCAAGAAGACTTCTCGATGTTTGCTATGCACGTAGCGATGCATGGGAAAAAGAGAACGGCGGCACTATTTACGTTCGCTGACAGTTACAGTGTCACTTTTAATGCTGGTGGAGTGCGCCCACCAGCATTTTTTTCGTCCAATGAGGAGGGCATTTGAGTATTTTCAATAAACACGCACACCAGGAACGTCCGTATATCGTCATAGTTGATATTGATGGAACAATATCAGAGGCAACTGAAGACAGACTGCATTTGCTTCCGCCACCAGGTAAAGGTGCATTAACAAAGGACTGGAACGAGTTTAATCTCGCCTGTGACACCGATACTCCCATCACTCCAGTTATTGATATGGTGCGCCAGTTATTTAACGTTTACACGGTCTGGTTTGTAACCGGGCGCTGTGAGATCGCAAGGGATAAAACACGAGCCTGGCTGCGGAAGTACGTAACAAACGGGGCTGAGCCTTTGCTATCTATGCGTCCTGCCACCGATGACAGAAATGACGGCCCAGCAAAGATTGATCTCCTTAAGAAAATTGGTCTAAGTAAAATCGCGTTCGCGCTGGAAGATAAGATTGAAGTGGCGCGTGTTTTCAGGAGGCACGGCGTGCTTACGTTAATGGTCAGGGAGTATGAAAATGCGCTTCTTCATCAACAATGATTGCTCTAATAAATATTGATTTTTAAAACGGAGAAAGTGAAAATAAAAACATGCCGCAAGGCGCGGCATGTATCCAATCAATCACAGGAGCTGAAAATATGAACACGGCATTCAAAATCATTATGGCCGCGATCTATTTCTGGCTGTTCTCTATCACTTTTGGCGGCATCGTCGCTCATGGGTAAGGGGAGTATATTAGCCATTTGGGACCCCACGGTCTCTTGCGGGTTTAATTAAGAACCCGCAAGAAAAATACGAATTGGGCTATATTTTTCCGCCTACGCCTTTAAACTTCTCAATAAACGAGACGATTTTCTGGAAAACTGCCTGTTTTTTCGTTTTATATTGCGGATTTAACGGACTAAGTTTTGGTAATGTTTCGTTTAATTCTGTGCCATTTTCGGTGGCATATTCGCGTTTTAAAGACGTGCGAATATAGCGTTTTGCTGCATCTTCATTGAGATTTTCTTCTTTTATCAATGCTTCTGCTTCACGTTGCTGTTCGCGTTGAGCAAACGTAAAGAATGCGTCAATGATGCTGGCTTTGTCCGGTAAATCATCCAGGTTCGTTTGCTGAATAAAATCGACCACCAGGCCCTCTTTAGCACGGTTCCCTAGGCTTGAACGAATTAAGCGTTTGACCTCTTCGATCATTTCGCCCTTGCCTTTATTTTGTCTGTTGTGTTCGAAAATCAGTCCAAGGATATAATCCAGGTTTATTTCCTGAGACTTCAGCAAATCGACCTCAAAAACTACGTCATCCCAGTCAGTGGTTGATTTCTCTTTTTTCTCAGCTTCTTTCTCACGGCGCTGCCAGTCGCGAATATCGTTATAGGCAGAACGATAATCCTGAATCTTGCGATCAGCAGGGAGACGAATTGTTTGCAATTTAGCGAACTTTTCATCATCCACATAATGCTCTGCTTTGAATTTTTCTACCGCAACAGGATCGCTAAGATCGATTTGTTGCAGGGCTTTTAGCGTGGCAAATTCATCATAGTTTTGCAGGATGTTCTCGGCACGCAGGTATTCGCCAAACAGTTTAACGAAGTCTTTCTTCTCTTTTTCACTTTCAATACTGGTAGGGTCAGGGAACCGTTGTTCCAGTTCTGAAACTACTGTCATAAAGCCGCGTTTAGCTTCACCAGTAGCAGCATCAGTAAAGCCTTCCATATACTCTGTATAACTCTTTTCTAACACCACATTTTTGGTGTTTTTGTCACCAAACAGCGTTATGGCATCAATAGTTGAGCGTTCCAGATCCCGGAAAGTGACGATATTACCGAAGGTTTTAGTAGCGTCATAAATGCGGTTGGTGCGGGAAAATGCCTGCATCAGGCCGTGAAAACGCAAGTTTTTATCGACGAATAGCGTGTTCAATGTTGGAGCATCGAAGCCGGTTAAAAACATCCCCACGACGATTAACAAGTCAACATCCTGATTTTTAACCCGCTGAGCCAGGTCCCGATAGTAGTTCTGAAAACCCTTGCTATCAGTACTGAAATTCATTTGAAAATGGTCGTTATATTCACGAATTGCAGCATCCAGAAACTCTTTAGCACTGCTGTCCATTGCGCTGGTATCAAAAGTTTCATCGGAAATTTCACCAATGGCATTTTGTTCTTCATTAGCGGCAAAGGAGAAGATTGTCGCAACACGCAGCGGTTTATAGGTAGCCGATTTATTAGCGGCTTCTTCTTGTAACCGTTTAAACGTCGCATAATAGGCTTTCGCGGCATCCACGCTGCTCACTGCCAGCATGGCATTAAAGCCTTTGGAGCCTGGGAAGGTACGGTGGGTTTTCTGGCGGAAGTTGTTCAGGATATATTGCGTGATTTCCTGAATACGCATGGGATGAAGAAACGCCTGCTGATTTTCAGCCGCACTCAGTTTTTTCTCGTCAGTTTCTGTCTCTAAAGACTTAAACTGTGGCCGCACATCGTTGTAGTCCACCTTGAATTTGAGCACTTTTTCGTCACGAATCGCATCGGTAATTACATACGAATGCAATTCACGACCAAATACGCTGGCGGTTGTTTCTGAGCCTAAGGCGTTTTCCGGGAAAATAGGGGTGCCGGTAAAACCAAACTGATAATAGCGTTTGAATTTCTTCTTCAGGTTTTTCTGCGCTTCTCCAAACTGGCTGCGGTGGCATTCATCAAATATAAACACCACTTGCTGATTATATACAGGCAGGTCGCTTTCTGCTTTCATCAGATTATTGAGTTTCTGAATAGTAGTGACGATAATTTTGTTATCGTCCTTATCCAGATTTCGTTTAAGGCCTGCGGTATTTTCCGAGCCGTTGACGCTGTCTGGCGAAAAACGCTGATATTCCTTCATGGTCTGGTAATCGAGGTCTTTCCTGTCGACCACAAAGAAGACTTTATCAATAAAGTCCAGCTCTGTTGCCAGACGCGCGGCTTTAAAGCTGGTGAGGGTTTTACCAGAACCGGTAGTGTGCCAGATATACCCACCGCTTTCCGGTTTTGACCAGTTCTTCGCTGTAAAGGAACTCTTAATTTTCCACAGAATGCGCTCGGTGGCGGCAATCTGGTACGGTCGCATCACCAGTAGCGTCTGACTACTGTCAAAAACGCTGTAGTTCACCAGAACATTCAGCAGAGTATGTTTCTGGAAAAAGGTAGCGGTAAAGTCTTTGAGGTCTTTAATCAGCGTGTTGTCTGATTTCGCCCAATTCATGGTGAAGTCAAAACTGTTTTTATCGCGCTTTGTCGTGTTGGCAAAATAACGGGTATCGGTGCCGTTAGAAATGACAAACAGTTGCAGATACTTAAACAGGGAATTTTCGCTGTTAAAACTCTCTTTACTGTAACGATGTATCTGGTTGAAAGCCTCACGAATCGCCACCCCGCGTTTTTTTAGTTCGATTTGCACCAGCGGTAAACCATTAACCAGGATCGTGACGTCATAACGATTAGCATGAGAACCCGTCTGTTCAAACTGCTGGATAATCTGCACCTTATTGCGCATGAGATTCTTTTTATCTATCAAATAGATGTTCTCAAGTCGCTCGTCATCAAAAATAAAGTCGCAAATATAGTCGATATGGATTTTACGGGTCTTATCCAGAATGCCATCGCTCGGGTTGTCCAGATACTGCTCCGTGAAACGCCGCCACTCGCTGTCATTAAACACCACACCATTGAGGCTCTGAAGCTGTTGTCGAACATTGGCCAGCATCGCCGACTGAGATTTTACGGATATAAATTCATAGCCCTGATTTCGCAGGTCCTGAATCAGTTCACGTTCCAGGTCCGATTCGCTCTGGTAGCTGTCGCCTGTTGGCTCAGCTTTGATGTACTTATCAAGAACGATAAAGTTATTGGATTCAGCAATGGTGTGTGTCTGATGAGTCATAGCGCATCCTTTGTGCCGTCTGGCAAGGGCCGGAAGGGGGGTAATGGTGACTTCCGGCGCGTAAAAAATAGTCTATATACTGACCGGGTGTTAAGGTGGTCCGATCGGTAGCAATGATCAATTAATTACTGACAGTTTCAGGTTTCGGGAAACTGAACAGTAAATCACGGTAGTATTCGTATTGTTTCTGGCGCAACTCGATTTCACGCGGAAGACCTTCGGTGATGGAGTTAGTCAGGGTGTCGAAATTATCCAGAATCCGAACGATTTCAGACTGGATGGCAAGGGATTTTTCCGGATTATCCGGGCAGGGGATTGGGATTTTTTTTTGAGAATAATTACTAATCCATTGGCGTTTATGGTCTCCCTCTGCGAATTCACTTGGTAATGTATTGAGCCAATAGTAAACATATTTCAGTAAGGTTTTATTATCATCACATGATGTAACCATTTTCATAGCCGATGATTTTGCCTTAAAGTCAAAATCCACCCATTTATTAGCGGTGGTGAAATCATCAAAAATTATTACAGGTGCCTTTGATGCCTGATAAATACCATGAGTCTCATTTGTGTATCCAAGAATAAATGTTTTTCCGGCAGTAAGAACCGGGATGGTATATGTGTCGTGATAATCTTTTGCTTTTACCAAATACTTTGTTGGCTGTTCATATTTGGTTATTTCCCCCAATGGCAACCACTCAACCTCAACCCCATCCAGCAATTTTTCCAGATAAACTTAACTCGCTCATTTTTGCACCTCGCAGCCTTCAATTTCAGCCACAATCGCATCAATATCTTTACGCAACTGGTCGATTTTGCTGACCGTGGTTTTCAGCTCAGCATTCAGCTCAGCAATATCGATAATTTCGCGGTTATCTTTCGCTTCCACATAGCTGCTCACCGACAGGTTATAGTCATTAGCAACAACGGTCTCAAACGCGACAGATTTCGCCAGATGAGCAACATCTTCCTTGCTGGCAAATACCTGCATAATCTGTTCGATATGGGTATCGGTCAGGATATTGTTGTTAGTCTCTTTTTTGAACAGTTCGCTGGCGTCAATAAACTGAACGTTGGTATCCGTTTTATGTTTGGACAGAACCAGAATGTTTACTGCAATGGTGGTGCCAAAGAACAGGTTCGGTGCCAGTGAAATTACGGTTTCGACATAGTTATTGTCAATCAGATACTGACGGATTTTCTGCTCCGCGCCGCCACGGTAAAAAATACCCGGGAAGCAAACAATCGCAGCACGACCTTTGGCAGAAAGATAGTTCAGCGCATGTAGTACAAAGGCGAAGTCAGCTTTTGATTTGGGGGCCAGAACGCCAGCCGGGGCAAAACGCTCATCGTTAATCAGTGTCGGGTCATCGCTGCCAATCCATTTCACCGAATACGGCGGGTTAGAAACGATGGCATCAAACGGTTTTTCATCTCTGAAGTGCGGCTCAGTCAGTGTATTACCCAGCCTGATATCAAACTTGTCGTAGTTGATGTTGTGCAAAAACATGTTCATACGCGCCAGATTATAGGTCGTATGGTTGATTTCCTGACCGAAAAAGCCTTCTTCGATGATATGGTTATCAAACTGCTTTTTAGCCTGCAACAACAGTGAGCCGGAACCCGCTGCCGGGTCGTAGATTTTGTTAACGTTGGTCTGCCCGTGCATAGCCAGTTGTGCAATCAGCCTGGAGACGTGCTGCGGTGTAAAGAACTCACCGCCTGACTTACCAGCATTCGCCGCATAGTTAGAAATCAGGAACTCATAGGCATCGCCGAACAGGTCAATCTGATGTTCGTTAAAGTCGCCAAGCTTTAAGCCTTCAACCCCTTTCAGGACCGCAGCCAGGCGGGCATTTTTATCCTTAACGGTGTTACCCAGGCGGTTACTGGTGGTATCGAAATCAGCAAACAGACCTTTGATGTCTGCTTCTGAAGGATAACCGTAAGCAGAACTTTCGATAGCAACGAAGATGCTGTTTAAATCTGCATTCAGTCTGTCATTGGTATTTGCTTTCGCCGCTACGTTGCAGAAAAGCTGACTGGGGTAGATGAAGTAGCCTTTAGTTTTGATGGCATCGTCTTTAATATCATCAGTAATTACGCTGTCATCCAGTTTCGCATAACAGATACTGTCATCACCGGCTTCAATATAGCTGGAAAAATTTTCGCTGATAAAACGGTAGAAAAGTGCGCCCAGAACGTATTGCTTAAAATCCCATCCATCGACCGAACCCCTGACATCGTTAGCAATTTGCCAGATTTGACGATGAAGCTCTGCACGTTGTTGAATACTTGTCATTTTCATCCACTTATTTCAGGCTTATGTAATTGGATGTGATTCTACAGCAACTTGGATGCTTTAGCAGTTCGGATATTAGGCTACGAATGACCTGCCTAGAGGTTTGTTAAGCCGCAAAGTGCTGGTGCTTTATGTCTGTGAAGTTTATAATTGCGTACACATAACGAGTACACGAGGTATTTATGCAATCCATTAACTTCCGTACCGCGCGCGGCAACCTTTCTGAAGTGCTCAACAATGTTGAAGCCGGGGAAGAGGTTGAAATCACCCGCAGAGGCCGTGAGCCAGCAGTAATTGTCAGCAAGGCTACTTTCGAAGCCTACAAAAAAGCGGCGCTGGATGCTGAATTTGCATCCCTGTTTGACACCCTGGACTCCACCAACAAGGAACTGGTTAACCGATAATGAGGCATATATCACCGGAAGAACTTATTGCGCTTCATGATGCGAATATAAGCCGCTACGGCGGCCTGCCGGGAATGTCAGATCCGGGTAGGGCAGAGGCCATTATCGGGAGAGTTCAGGCCAGAGTTGCCTACGAAGAGATCACCGACCTTTTCGAAGTCTCCGCCACCTACCTGGTGGCTACAGCGAGAGGGCATATATTCAATGATGCCAATAAGCGTACCGCGCTAAACAGCGCGCTGCTATTTCTACGCCGTAACGGGGTGCAGGTATTTGATTCACCTGAACTGGCAGACCTTACCGTAGGGGCTGCGACCGGAGAGATATCTGTATCTTCTGTCGCCGACACGTTACGTAGATTGTATGGTTCTGCGGAGTAGATTAATGGCACGTAAATACAACAAGTTGTCCCGTGAAGCGTTAAAGATGCTTCTTGATGGCGTGAGCCGCCGCAAGGTAAAGCAATACCTGGTTGGTAAGCAAATTGGAGTCAGGACCGCTATTGCTGTGTTATGCCGTCAGGAAATGGTTGTGCTTAAACAGAGAATGCCGGGCAGCAGATAAAGCCCAATCAGTGATTAAAGGTGTGATGTGAAAGCCATAATTACTCCCTTTGTACAGAAAGAGCTTGGCCTCGCCACGTTCAAAGTGGATCAGGAGGTCAGAAAGCTGGTGGAGGCTGGCCGTAAATTTATTATGGAGCCGGTGCCGCGTGAGTTAATCGAGCACATGGAAGACGGCCTCGTTGTTACCGAGCAAACCATGGCAACAAATGAGGCGTTGCAGCCGTTTTTTAACAGCGATGAACTGTTTCGCCGTATTGGTGGAATTGACGCGCTGGTGGCGTGGTTGCGTAAGAAAGAGGGTCAATGCCAGGCCGCAGATCGTAGTTGGTGTGACAACCATATTGTCCACGCTGAACGAGACAATAGCGCGGTGTTGTTGTGCTGGCATCACGATAACCATTATCGGATGCGTGGTTTTAATGAGCTGAAAGAAACGCTGCACAATAATCGCGTTAACTGGATACTGGATGTCGCCCGTCAGGAAATGGGCCTTTCAAATAGCCATGATTTAAGTATTCAGGAGCTGTGCTGGTGGGCTTTCATGCGCAACATGATGCACCTGATGCCGGAAGAAGTCTGCCGCATATCAATAAATAAGATGAAGGCTACTCCGCAGGATAGCGGACCTCTGAAAGAGGCGGATATTCGCCCGTATGACGATCGCGCTACAGCATATGTTCAGATGATGGAAGAACGCGCCGCGCCGATGCGTGCAAAAGTATGCCCTGTGGATGTTGACTCCGACCCTGGCATGGCGCATTTCAAAATACCAAAACTGCAATCGCTAAAATTACCTGAGTACATGGACTTTGTTGCTTCCCGTCCATGCTGTGGGTGTGGAGCTGCGGGAGCTGGCGCTCACATTACGCCTCATATCGTTCGTCATAGTCGATTATGCGCGCATGACATTTACGCAATTCCTCTGTGCCAGTCATGCCAGCGTGATATTGAGCGTGACCGCGATAATTGGGAGAAGACGCACGGTAGGTTGGCGATGCATCAACGATTGTTCTTTGATTACGCGCTTGGAGTCGGCGCTATCACAAGTCACTCGTCGAACGTTAGGTAAAATTGCTCTAATGTATTGATATTTATTTAATCTATGGTATTATATTCCACGTTGATTAGTTGACATGGGCTAATCAGTAGGTGACAGGATGTTACTTAACTGGCAGGGACGCCACTTCATGGAAATAAATCACTTACGAATAACATCGTATGAGATTGCGGATTACATGATCCGCACCAAATCTCTTCTATCAGCGAAAGAACTCGCAGCAATCCTTGAAAAGGAATACCCGCATCTGGATGTCGATAAGCGCGACGTTTATCTGCGCTTAAAGGCTATCGCTGTGTCTAAGTATTCGTCTGTTTTGATTGATGACAGTACACGCCCACGTAGATTTCAGATCCACTCTCTGAATCCTGAATTCTTTCGCCGCAGCCGCGCTCCGCGCCGGTTTGATGAAAAACTCCAGAACGAACTCTATATGACGCAGGACGAAAAGGAACGCCGGGAGCACCAGCCTTGGGTGATGGCGCGTCAACTTTTCAATAAGGTGGTCCGTCAGCACCGTCATTACGGTAATGCCACATCCGCACGTATCTGATTGATTGCTTGCCCGTTCCGGGCCTTTTGACATGTGACTTTCGTTACCCTCGCGTCAAAAAGAGTTTTATACGAAAGGAAGCATAAGTGACCTGGGACGATCACAAGAAGAATTTTGCTCGCCTGGCGCGAGATGGTGGTTACACCATCGCACAGTATGCCGCCGAGTTTAATCTTAACCCTAATACCGCACGTCGTTATCTCCGTGCCTTCAAAGAAGACACCAGGACAGCGGACAGCCGCAAGCCAAATAAGCCAGTCAGGAAGCCTCTAAAAAGCATGATCATTGATCACGCTAATGATCAACGTGCAGGTGATCACATTGTGGCTGAAATGGCTGAAAAACAAAGAGTTAATGCTGTTGTCAGTGCCGCAGTTGAGAACGCTAAGCGCCAAAATAAGCGCATAAATGATCGTTCTGATGATCATGACGTGATCACCCGCGCCCAGCCGCCGCGCTGATGCCGCATTGTGGATTGAGCATCGTAGAGAAGAAATTGCCGATATCGTCGATACAGGTGGTTATGGTGATGTCGATGCGGAAGGCATATCAAACGAAGCATGGCTTGAACAGGATCTGGACGAAGACGAGGAGGAAGACGAAGAAGTTACCCGCAAACTGTACGGGGATGATGATTAATGGCCAGAAGTTGCGTAACGGACCCACGTTGGCGCGAGCTGGTGGCGCTATATCGTTATGACTGGATTGCGGCCGCTGATGTGTTGTTTGGGAAGACACCAACCTGGCAGCAGGATGAGATCATTGAGTCCACGCAGCAGGACGGCAGTTGGACAAGTGTGACCTCCGGCCATGGTACTGGTAAATCGGATATGACGAGTATCATTGCAATACTCTTCATCATGTTTTTCCCCGGCGCTCGCGTCATTCTGGTCGCTAACAAAAGACAGCAAGTCCTTGATGGTATTTTCAAATACATAAAGAGCAATTGGGCTACTGCTGTTAGCAGATTCCCGTGGTTGTCAAAGTATTTCATTCTTACAGAAACGTCTTTTTTTGAGGTGACTGGCAAGGGTGTTTGGACAATATTGATAAAGTCCTGTCGCCCCGGGAATGAGGAGGCGTTGGCTGGTGAACACGCCGATCATCTCTTGTATATCATCGACGAAGCGTCGGGTGTGAGTGATAAAGCATTCAGTGTGATAACAGGTGCGCTGACCGGTAAGGATAACCGTATTCTGCTTCTTTCCCAGCCTACGCGACCTTCAGGCTATTTCTACGATTCACACCACAGACTAGCTATTCGCCCGGGAAATCCTGATGGATTGTTTACTGCGATAATACTGAATAGTGAAGAATCTCCGCTTGTAGATGCAAAATTTATACGAGCAAAACTTGCGGAGTATGGCGGTCGTGATAACCCCATGTACATGATCAAAGTACGTGGTGAATTTCCCAAATCTCAAGATGGCTTTCTTCTTGGTCGTGATGAGGTTGAGCGGGCGACGCGGCGAAAGGTCAAGATTGCCAAAGGATGGGGCTGGGTTGCATGTGTTGACGTTGCTGGTGGCACAGGACGAGATAAGTCCGTTATTAATATCATGATGGTGTCCGGCCAGCGAAATAAACGCCGTGTAATCAACTATCGTATGCTGGAATACACAGACGTTACAGAAACGCAGTTAGCCGCCAAGATTTTCGCAGAATGTAACCCAGAACGGTTCCCGAACATAACCATAGCTATTGATGGCGATGGCTTGGGGAAATCGACGGCTGATCTAATGTACGAACGCTATGGCATTACCGTCCAGCGTATCCGCTGGGGTAAAAAGATGCACAGCCGTGAAGATAAAAGCCTTTATTTCGATATGCGCGCTTTCGCGAATATTCAGGCGGCAGAAGCTGTAAAATCAGGGCGTATGAGGCTTGATAAGGGGGCTGCGACTATAGAGGAAGCATCAAAGATACCGGTAGGGATAAATTCCGCAGGTCAATGGAAGGTGATGTCAAAGGAAGATATGAAGAAAAAACTCAACCTGCACTCACCGGACCATTGGGATACATATTGTTTCGCTATGTTGGCGAACTATGTTCCCCAGGATGAAGTGCTTAGCGTCGAAGACGAAGCGCAGGTTGATGAAGCTCTGGCATGGCTTAATGAATAACTCATTAACCATGCCGGATAGAAACTATTGCGCGCTTTCGGGGTTGTCGTTTACTGGCTGCCCCTTCTTAGTTTTACGGCTGCGCGTAACTGATGCGGCTGATTTGACCTTTTTCTCTTCGCGAGTGATGGCAATTTGTTTTTTTACATTTTCAATATCTGCCAGGCGATATATTTTTGCCTGCGGCCAGCGGTCGCAGATGATCGGTTCTATAGAGTCATAAAGGCTAAATTTTGCTTTCTCGAATTCACCGTTGATGATGATTCCATCACGGAGAGTTTCATCGCAGATAAACACACCACACAGCGGCACATGGTAACTAACTGATTTACCATCATTGTAGTTAGGGCTACTGGAAATGTAATGGACGCGCAGCATTGTTTCGCTAAAGCCGTGTACACGCATACGGAATTTTTCATCCTCCGGGTACTGCTTCATTAGCTCTTTTGTTGCTTCCAGGTTCTCTATGTATTTCGCACTGTGCTCATTGATCCCCGCGCTTTTCTGGATGCGAATGTCCTTATCAATCAGATGAATAATGCGGCCAGCGGTCATGTTGACGCTGTTCACAGCTTCTGTCTGATAAGTTGTAACCTTACGCACACCGCGAAGGATGTTAGGCACTGGATATAAAATAGTCTTTGGGATATTGAGGTCTGGGTACTGTTCCAGTTCTCGCGCCATTAAAGTCCATTTATCAATTTCAGCCTGAATGCTGTCCGTTTCTTTGAACGGCAGAACGACAACCGGGCGTACAGGACGACCGTCGCTGGCGGCATCAACGTGTTGGGCGCGTGCAACAGCTTTTTTTAGAAAGAGATCCCTGAAGCTGACGAACTCCTGGTACAGTTGTTCGCCGTAGACATAATTTATCATTGATCCTCCTCCAGAATTGACATGGTCAATAACGCCCGGCTGAGAAAACCGGTCATTACTGACCTATATTATAGAGGGATCAAACGAAAATAATAGATTTATTAGTGCATTTATTGTGAGTCTAACTGGTTAGTTGCCATGAGATATTCGATTGTGTCAGTGAGGTCATCCAGGTCGTCTTGGGTGATGCGGTACTCCTGATTGGATATCTTTGAGTAGTGTTCAGCAATGGCGCGGGCTGCGTCGGTTTCGGCAGGGTCTACAGATAAAGCGTTAGAGCAATGTCTAACGTCGTCGATGGTTGGTTGAATGAAAGCCATAATTATGCCTCACTGTATTGACAACACAGAGCCTGAAGCTCTGACCTACTGTTTCACCCATGATCCATGCTGGGGTAATCTAACAACATTGCGCTGTGTGTAAGATGAGCAATGCGGTGATGCTGCCAACTTACTGATTTAGTGTATGATGGTGTTTTTGAGGTGCTCCAGTGGCTTCTGTTTCTATCAGCTGTCCCTCCTGTTCAGCTACTGACGGGGTGGTGCGTAACGGCAAAAGCACCGCCGGACATCAGCGCTATCTCTGCTCTCACTGCCGTAAAACATGGCAACTGCAGTTCACTTACACCGCTTCTCAACCCGGTACGCACCAGAAAATCATTGATATGGCCATGAATGGCGTTGGATGCCGGGCAACTGCCCGCATTATGGGCGTTGGCCTCAACACGATTTTACGTCACTTAAAAAACTCAGGCCGCAGTCGGTAACCTCGCGCATACAGCCGGGCAGTGACGTCATCGTCTGCGCGGAAATGGACGAACAGTGGGGCTATGTCGGGGCTAAATCGCGCCAGCGCTGGCTGTTTTACGCGTATGACAGTCTCCGGAAGACGGTTGTTGCGCACGTATTCGGTGAACGCACTATGGCGACGCTGGGGCGTCTTATGAGCCTGCTGTCACCCTTTGACGTGGTGATATGGATGACGGATGGCTGGCCGCTGTATGAATCCCGCCTGAAGGGAAAGCTGCACGTAATCAGCAAGCGATATACGCAGCGAATTGAGCGGCATAACCTGAATCTGAGGCAGCACCTGGCACGGCTGGGACGGAAGTCGCTGTCGTTCTCAAAATCGGTGGAGCTGCATGACAAAGTCATCGGGCATTATCTGAACATAAAACACTATCAATAAGTTGGAGTCATTACCCATGCAGCATTGGTACAACCTGAGCGACGGTGCCATGGAAGATGCCCTGTACGAAATCGCCTCCATGCGCCTGTTTGCCCGATTATCCCTGGATAGCGCCCTGCCGGATCGCACCACCATCATGAATTTCCGCCACCTGCTCGAGCAGCATCAACTGGCCCGTCAATTGTTCAAGACCATCAATCGCTGGCTGGCCGAAGCAGGCGTCATGATGACCCAAGGCACTTTGGTGGATGCCACCATCATTGAGGCACCCAGCTCTACCAAGAACAAAGAGCAGCAACGCGATCCGGAGATGCATCAGACCAAGAAAGGCAATCAGTGGCACTTTGGCATGAAGGCCCACATTGGTGTCGATGCCAAGAGTGGCCTGACCCACAGCCTGGTCACCACCGCGGCCAACGAGCATGACCTCAATCAGCTGGGTAATCTGCTTCATGGAGAGGAGCAATTTGTCTCAGCCGATGCCGGCTACCAAGGAGCGCCACAGCGCGAGGAGCTGGCCGAGGTGGATGTGGACTGGCTGATCGCCGAACGTCCCGGCAAGGTAAAAACCTTGAAGCAGAATCCGCGCAAGAACAAAACGGCCATCAACATCGAATACATGAAAGCCAGCATCCGTGCCAGGGTGGAGCACCCGTTTCGCATCATCAAGCGGCAGTTCGGCTTCGTGAAAGCCAGATACAAGGGGCTGCTGAAAAACGATAACCAACTGGGGATGTTATTCACCCTGGCCAACCTATTTCGGGTGGACCAAATGATACGTCAGTGGGAGAGATCTCAGTAAAAACCGGAAATAACGCCAGAAATGGTGGAAAAAATAGCCTAAATAGGCTGATTCGATGTGTTTGCGGGAAAAAAATCGGCCCAGATCCGCGAAATTTTAATCAGCGAGTCAACTTGGGAAGAAATGACCTGCTTATTCGCACCTTCCATAGCTGTAATGCCGTTGTATAAGGTTTCCCTGTTTGCTCATTTCCTTCTGAGCCGCTCTACAACGCTGAAGACACATTAAATAGTGAATCCAAAGTCGTATTACGTAACGGCGGCAAAACTATAATTTATTAGAGCAATTGTCAAACAACTATGAAAAACAATCCAGTTTTTGGCTGGTGGAGTGGGATTTTTCTCTCAAAATTTATTGCTCTAATAATTATTGATTTTTATGCGCAGCTGGACGTAAACTCCTCTTCAGACCTAATAACTTCGTATAGCATACATTATACGAAGTTATCTTAGGGGTTATTGAACATGATCAATTTACCTGTAAATCTATACAGTTCAATACCTTATCAGGTCAAATAGTGATCACTTGATCATTTGATCAAGGTTGCGCTACGTAAAATCTGCGAAATGTTGGCAGTGTTAGTGCTCCAGATTTCGCGTAGCGCACTTAGCACCACCAATCAATCAGAGGTGAAAAATGGGATATTCAGCTGCTAAAGTGTCCACTCATCTTGAGCTTGAGAAAAATCGTGGTTACTGGCGGGCAAAAGGGTTTGATCGTGATAGTTGTCAACTGTCATTATCGCGCGGTGAAGAAAAGATAGAACGCAGTCGCGGTCGTTGGCGTTTCTATGACGAGAACCATAAACAGGTAAAGGCAGAGCCGATCCTGTACACTTTACTTAAAACCATTATCTGAGTGTCAAATGTCCAATTTACTGACCGTACACCAAAATTTTCCTGCATTGCCGGTCGATGCAACGAGTGATGAGGTTCGCAAGAACCTGATGGACATGTTCAGGGATCGCCAGGCGTTTTCTGAGCATACCTGGAAAATGCTTCTGTCCGTTTGCCGGTCATGGGCGGCATGGTGCAAGTTGAATAACCGGAAATGGTTTCCCGCAGAACCTGAAGATGTTCGCGATTATCTTCTATATCTTCAGGCGCGCGGTCTGGCAGTAAAAACTATCCAGCAACATTTGGGCCAGCTAAACATGCTTCATCGTCGGTCCGGGCTGCCGCGACCAAGTGACAGCAATGCTGTTTCACTGGTTATGCGGCGGATCCGAAAAGAAAACGTTGATGCCGGTGAACGTGCAAAACAGGCACTAGCGTTCGAACGCACTGATTTCGACCAGGTTCGTTCACTCATGGAAAATAGCGATCGCTGCCAGGATATACGTAATCTGGCATTTCTGGGGATTGCTTATAACACCCTGTTACGTATAGCCGAAATTGCCAGGATCAGGGTTAAAGATATCTCACGTACTGACGGTGGGAGAATGTTAATCCATATTGGCAGAACGAAAACGCTGGTTAGCACCGCAGGTGTAGAGAAGGCACTTAGCCTAGGGGTAACTAAACTGGTCGAGCGATGGATTTCTGTCTCTGGTGTGGCTGATGATCCGAATAACTACTTGTTTTGCCGGGTCAGAAAAAATGGTGTTGCCTCGCCATCACCCACCAGCCAGCTATCAACTCGCGCCCTGGAAGGGATTTTTGAAGCAACTCACCGATTGATTTACGGGGCTAAGGATGACTCTGGCCAGAGGTACCTGGCCTGGTCTGGACACAGTGCCCGTGTCGGAGCCGCGCGAGATATGGCCCGTGCCGGAGTTTCAATACCGGAGATCATGCAAGCTGGTGGCTGGACCAACGTAAATATTGTCATGAACTATATCCGTAACCTGGATAGTGAAACAGGGGCAATGGTGCGCCTGCTGGAAGATGGCGATTAGCCATTAACGCGTAAATGATTGCTCTAATTCTTTGATATTTATGGTGACATATGAGAAAGGATTTCAACATCGACGGAAAATATGTAGTGCTGTCTGTAAGCACTAATATTCAGTCGCCAGCCGTCATTGTCACTGTAAAGCTGAGCGATAGAATGCCTGATATTGATTCAATATCCGTTGCGTTCCCTGTCAAAAGTATGCGTGGTGCTGAACATTTCGTGATGAATGCCACCGAGGAAGAAGCACGGCGCGGTTTTGCTAAAGTGATGTCTGAGTTTGGCGAATTTTTGGGGCACGTTGACAAAGCCCTCTCAATCAGTTCAGCAAGGTCCAAAGCGTTAACAGCTTCCATGATGAAATAAAAAAAAGCCTGGCAAGGAGCCAGGCTGCACAAAAGAGCGGGTTTGTATTCCGCATCCAATCAATCAAGAAGGAGTATAGCACACAGGTACTGAAGTGAAAAAATGTGATTCGCGATAAATAAACAACTTTAATTGCTCTAATTGGTTGATATAATTGAGTCGCAGTTTTTGTCAACTACGAAGACGTTGCCATTACTTCACTCCTTGACATCATAGGCGGCCATTAGGCCGCCTTTTTTTTGACCATATGAAAACAATCGAACAAAAAATTGAACAGTGCCGCAAGTGGCAGAAGGCAGCCAGAGAACGAGCGATCGCTCGGCAACGGGAGAAGTTGGCTGATCCGGTCTGGCGAGAATCTCAATATCAGAAAATGCGGGATACTATCGACCGCCGTATCGCTAAACAGAAAGAACGCCCACTAACCAGCAAAACGCGGAAAATCGCGGTAAAAATAAAATCTCGTGGCTTGAAGGGACGAACACCGACGGCAGAGGAACGGCGCATAGCCAATGCTCTTGGCGCTCTCCCCTGCATTGCCTGCTATATGCATGGAGTAATATCTGAAGAGGTGTCTCTGCACCATATCTCCGGTCGTACCGCGCCTGGTTGTCACAATAAGCAATTGCCCCTTTGTAGATGGCACCACCAGCATGCAGCACCGGCTGAAGTAAGAGAAAAATACCCCTGGCTGGTCCCTGTTCATGCCGATGGTGTGGTTGGAGGCAAGAAAGAATTCACCCTGCTGAACAAGTCAGAGATGGAGTTGCTGGCTGACGCCTATGAGATGGCAAATATCATGCACTAATATATTTATTATTTTTAAAATATTGGGGCGCGTATGCCCCTGTTTGTTAATGTTTTTTGTCCTCTTCCAGACGAGCAACTTTTAATTGTTTGTCCGTGATAGTAAGCAATGCAACCCCTTCTTTTTCGTACAAATAACCAGCTCCATTAATCAATAATACAAACCGATCCTTTCCTCGGAATACTTCATAATACTTACCAGCACCACAGGTTTTAGTTTCAATGCAGTCCAAACCAGAGATTGCAGCCTTATCAAAGATATGGTCCTTCGTCGCAACAGGTTTCCCATACTCTTTTGTAAGCATTTCATCTAATTGCATAAAGGTATATTTGCCAACTTTTGTTGTCATGCTCAACTCAACCTTGCCATTAATCAACATTCCTGTGGTATGTGGTTCCTGAGCGTCAGGTGACGATTTATCGTATAATGCAAAAAGTTCTATGTCTGGAGTCCGTTTTTCAAAAGTGGCTTCGTCCTGTTCTTCAAGATAACTCTTGTCTTCACCGATAAGTGAGAGTTTATCAATCTCTGACTGGTTACACCCTGTTAACATTAGAGCCATAGCAATAGAAGCGATGATGTTGAAACTACGATTTTTCATTAATCAATCTCCGTGATTTGTGGTCATCAAGACCGGACGCAGGAATAGCCCAGACTCTACTACTGCAACCATATAAAAAATAATAGAAATATTGGTTTATAGCATTTTTACAGATAAAAAAATTGACATCTGACAAATTACTTCTGCCAAAATCACATCAAGCCCGGTACGGATGGATCCCTTTTCAAATATTCCATGGACGGCACAGTCTGAGTACCGGGCGCTACCTTCAGTTGTATTGCTAAGCCGCCGCTGGTGGCTTTTCTTTTTTGTAGGGGCGCTATGGATAAGAAAATATGCGTTGTTTCGATGAGCGTCGGCAAACCGGCGTCAATGACTGCTGCATGGATCAACAACGAGCTGATAATGGCTGATCGGACCAGCTACCCTGAACGCCGCCGCGATATGGAACTCCAGCTGCTGCGCGAATTGCGAGAAAAAGAGGAAAAGGGTTTTATCGTGCTGGTGGAAGAGGAAAACAGCTTTATTACCGGTCGAGTTGGCCAGCGTGTAAGGTTGCGCGATCCCTTCATGAACGGCAGGCCGGTACTAATTGAAGCAATGCAGATTTACAAGGAGTTGGAACGCCAGAAAGCGATCAAGTTACCGCGCAAGGAATCCGGCAAATACATCCTCCACCAAAGCATCTTCGATTCCGAACACGATAAAAAAGGCGATGAGTTTTTCAACATCAACTGGAGCGAGATAACGACAGAGCATGTTCTAACGTTGTTATGCTGCTTCGCAACAGAATACAACAACGTGGTAAGCGCAGACTACATCAGGACAATGACAAACACCGTTACTAAACAAGACAACGAATATTCACCATATGAGCTATTTGTAAATATGATAAAAGCATTTTATCGGATGGAGCTCGCTAAAGTTCCTCAAGGTAAATTAACAGGTAAGGATAACATCTTTTAAGCACAGTAATAAGGTGCTTAGATGTTCATATCAATATCCTAACTCTCTGCATCTCATAAATCTGATAGCCACTTACTATCTATGGACTCAATCTCCGTCAGCGGAATTGATGGGAAAAAATATCCCTGAGCGCCCCATAGCCCTATCCCTTTTGATAACTTATGACAATCAATGTTTTCGACGCCTTCAGCGATGATATTCGGACATAACTTTTTTAAATTGCTAATAATGACATCAAAATGAGGCTTAATCATATGCTCTTGAAAAAATGACTTATCAAGTTTTATTGCATGATATTTATTTTTAATTAATGCTTTCATGGTGGCGTTACCACTTCCAAAATCATCAAGCCAAACATTATCTGTCAAAGTCAGTAGAAAGGATATGACGTAATCCTCATCGCTTAAATCAGGATAGTTTTCTGATATCTCAATCGCTATAAATTTATTGTTTATTAGTAGTTCTTGAATTTGTTTATTGCCATATATATATAAACAGGTATCATAATCTACATTGATAGAGCATAATATATTATGGCATTCAAAAAAACACTTATATTTGATTATTGTGTTAAGTTGAGATTTTAGCAAGTTAATCTTCATCTTGCTTGTAAATATACCTAATACTTTCTGAGTAGAAAGAATAGCCCCCTCGTTGGAATAAAATCTGCTCAACACTTCCACTGCTATCAACTTGTTAGTGCTTGTGGAAATGATTGGTTCTACTATGTAGATAACTTCCATGCTCCCACCCTCTATTTTTAAATTGGTTGGCTTTAGCAGATAAAGTGCCCTTTATATTTACAGGGGTTACACACTATGTCAATTTATTTATCTGTAGTGAAATTGATAAAAATTCAATAATAAAAGCAGCAACTGTGACACAAATCAATATTTTTATTTTTTGCACAACTTCTTGATTTCAGTGCTGCTGTATCTCTATTCTTGTTCAAAGCCTCTTTAGAATGGTGGTAGCTATGTCAGGAGTCTGTTACTTCATCCTAATAAAGAAACCGATAAATTTTCAATTTCTTAAGGATTTCTTAATATTAAATTATGGTGATGTGCTGTTGCTTAAACATTCTGAACGCGAATTCTTACAAACCTATTCAGATAAATATATCGAATTCGAACTTAATGATAGTGCCGTAAGAAACTATTTATCTTGTCACAATCACCAAGGGAAGCAACTTCTGGATAAATGCCCACATTTGCTAAAAAAGTCTTTTGCTTATCCTGATTTATTAATCAGGATGATCGATAATATAAGTGACCAGAATCATATACATCCTGATTTTAAGGATGCTTTAACTTTTTCATTACTTTCAATTTTTAGTGATGTTGACAACCTTAGAGCTTTTCTTAAATCTGGTATGCCTACTTTCTCAGGGAAAGTACGCAGCATATTTCTTTCAGATGTATCTAAACATTGGAAACTAAGAGACTTAACTGATTATCTATACATAGTGAGAGTTTAATAAAGAAAAAACTCTTATTAGAAAACACCTCCTTCAGTAAGTTATTACTTGATACACAAATGGCTTTTGCTATTAAATTACTAAAGCAAAACCGCCCCCTCAAACAAGTATCAGAAAGTTGTGGTTTTAGTAGCATATCGTACTTTGTGTGCCTATTTAGGCAGTATTATAATTGTACACCATGTGAATATGTAAAACATCAGTTATCATCTGGGAAATAAGATGCATTTATCTCCCAGATAATATTGTAATATTAAACTCAGTCAGCATTTAGTAGCAGAGCATTATCTATGATGATCTGCTCCCATTCTTCGAATGCCCGGTCGCGGACGCCCTGGGGAACGCTGTTTGTTTTGAAATCGACGACCGTCCGCCATTTCCCGTCCGGACGGTACATGCGCAGAGCTTTACTTCCCCCTTCCCTGCGCACCTCAACGTTATGCTTGTCAGCAAACTCTTGTAATGCTCGTAGCGTCCCATGCTTTACTGTGTAGTATCGCTTTTTCAAGTTTTCTCTCCAGCCTGTGCCAAGGCTTCAACTTCCAAATCGTAAGACTCAAACTCATAGTCCTGGTCGTCAACTTCTTCAGGGACTGGCAGTAAATGCCAGGCTGAGTATATCTGACCATTATCAAAACGCTCCTGGCTGTAGAGCGTCGCGGCTATGAGTGTTAGCGCCGGGCGGTCATAACGGTAAAATTTGCGAACGTCACGGTCAACGAGACGACCGAAATTACCATAACCGCGCTCCAGTAATAATTTTTTAATTTCCGGCCAGTATGGGCCATAGCTGCGGTACAGGCGGGGATTTTTCAGTAATCGCCCGCGTAGCCCTGACAGGAAGAAATCAACGTATTCGTCTTCTGTCTTTCCTAACAACGCTGTACGGAGTACCGCCTCAAGATATGTTTTATTCGGTTTTATTGTATCAGATAGTGTGGCCATATTATGCGACGCCCGGCGAACCGGGCGCTCCTGTTATGCGTATTGTTGGATGACGGCCAGAACGTCCGCCACGTTGTGTTTTGTCTCGATAATCCACCAGTTGCCCGGGAAATCGCTGTTCTTCGCCTTCGCTGGCAGCCAGCGAGCGCCGAATTTTTCCTTGATTGCGTCTTTAGCACGGAAAAGAACGCCTTTCATGCCGGACGCCTCCTGAAGCCCAAATACCTCACCAGCGGCGAATTTTGGTGCGTACATCATCTTCAGGTCGGCGGTGGATACGCGATAATTCAGACCAAGAGACTGAGCTATGCTGGTGGCATCACCCTGTATTGATGATAACTCTTCTTGTTTCTCGTTTCTGGCGGCAATTTCTTCCTCCGTGATGTTGCCTAGGGCCAGGTTTATCCGATCAGCGTCGGCCTGTTTCTCTTCATCGGTGCGCCCGGCAAGAACCGTGTTAATTCTCTGCAATATCTCAACATGATTCTTGCGCATGCTAAGCAATTCCGGCGTAACCTCGTTAAGGTCCACCAGCCCAAGGATGGCAAGGTCGGAAAACATTGATACCAGGTTGTAGGTCATGCGATAGCTGAGTTGCCCATAGGCTGATGGCAACTGCACCGCATCCATTTGATAGGCATCCATAAATTTAGAGCCGTCGTTTACGACATCCGCAATTGCCGGTGTGATTTTCCCTGTGGTGGCGGCCTCCCTGATTGCTGTTACCCACGATTGAGTCAGCGCGGCGACTGCATGATTCAGATTGGCTTTCCGTTCTGCTGCAATACGCGCGCTTGCAGCGTCCATTGCCTGCTTGATCTCGTCTTTATTGCTGTAAATGCCAATGGTGCCAAACTGTGCTGTGGTGATCTCATAATCTGACGCCCGGAACTCATGGGTACCGAAAATGGCATTGGTGACCTCAAGTTCAGAATCCCCGTTACGAGTAGCCCCCTGGCTTGTTTTCTCCGGCATTCTGGCGATCGCATCCGCTATTGTCTCCTGAATTGCTTCAGGGGATAGCGTATCTCCGTATGACGCGATTACTTCGCCATAATTGGAGCCAAACAGTTCAGTCAGGAATACTTCTGCCAAACGGACCTGGCGGTTATTCCCTTCCGACATCATACCAAGCACCCATTTTGCAATTGACGACTTCAGCGCGCCGTCACGGCGATCCGGGTAAACCGCATGCTTCAGTGGGTCCGTATAGGTACCAACAAAATCAATGCTATAGCCTGACTCTGTAGTCTGAACGCCGTATGAGTCAGTGATTTTGATCATGCCGCGCTGCTGGAAACGGTAGAAATCGTCACAGGAAATGATGTCGTTAATCCCGGCGATGGAGACGCCACCACTGATTTTCTGCATAACAGCATCTTCATCGGGAGTTACATCCACCTGTTTATCCAGCGTCTTCACATCCCAGTTACCCGATTTGGTGCCTTTGAAGGTAAAGATGATCTCCACGTCTGCGCGCTGGCTGTCGAAGTCCAGCGACTTAATGCGAACGATATCACCGGCACAATCGTAGTATTGGCCTACACGCCATGAGCGATCGCCGATAACAAGGAACTCATTCGCATGGTTAACCAGATCAGGATCAACATCCAGAATGCCTTTATTTATTGCATCCTCCACCAGCGGGCGCAGGCGTTTGATATCCGTCGCGGCCTTCTGAGTACGGTTCAATAATTTCTCATAGCGGGAGATGGCTTGAGTGATATTAGCCTTGCGCTGAATGGCGCTTTTCAACGACGCGCGATAATGTGCTAACAACGTACGGTCTGTGTGATGGACGCTACCCCAGCGGGCCTTCCAGTCTGCATTATCAGCTGCTTTGGCCATTAACTGGAGTGCCATCAGTACCAAGAACAGGAGCACCTCCCACGCTAATAGACTGGCCCCCTGAATCTCACCGTTCTGAAACCACAACAAAAAAACATCAGGAATAAAAAACACCACACAAACACAGCACTGTACCCCCCCTCATAACTGAAAAGCGCCGCCGCCCCCGCCCGAAGGGCGGGAACAACATCGCTTTTAATTATGAATGTTGTAAGTACATTGTCATCGCTGTCAGTCTTCTGGCTGGAAGTCCTCAGTACACGCTCGTAAGCGGCCCTCACGGCCCGCTAACGCGGAGATACGCCCCGACTTCGGGTAAACCCTCGTCGGGACCACTCCGACCGCGCATAAAGGCTCTGTCATGGCTGAAAACGGGTATGGCTTAGCAGGGCCGGGGGTGGGTAAGGTGAAATCTATCAGTCAGTACCGGCTTACGCCGGGCTTCGGCGGTTTTACTCCGGTATCATATGAAACAACAGAGTGCCGCCTTCCATGCCGCTGGCGCGGCATCAGGACAACTGAAGAGTGACGGCGCACATTAACATCAAACAGACTTGTTAAGCAGTCTTTCAGGGTGTAATCTGAAGACCTGTTAAATAGTCTCAGAGGTGTGTTATGCCCAGTATCATTTTGTCTGACACCAGTGCAAGCGTCAGTGAGCTGAAAAAAAATCCGATGGCAACTGTCAGTGCCGGAGAGGGGTATCCTGTTGCCATTCTTAACCGGAATCAGCCAGCATTCTACTGTGTCCCTGCTGAGCTCTATGAAAGAATGCTTGATGCCTTGGATGACCAGGAGCTGGTAAAACTGGTTACTGAACGCAGCAGTCAGCCTCTGCATGATGTGGACCTGGACAGTTATTTATGACTTATACAGTAAAATTCCGGGATGATGCACTGAAAGAATGGCTCAGACTGGACAAGACCATTCAGCAGCAGTTCGCAAAAAAACTGAAAAAATGCAGTGAAAATCCTCATATAGCTTCTGCAAAACTACGTGGATTAAAGGACTGCTATAAAATCAAACTTCGCGCATCAGGTTTTCGTCTGGTTTATCAGGTTATTGATGATATGTTAATTATTGCGGTCGTCGCAGTAGGTAAACGTGAACGCAGCAACGTTTATCATCTCGCCAGTGAACGGATGAAATAATATCCTGGTCAGCACTCTTTCTTACCTGCTTCCATTTTTTCAGTGATTCTTTTCCTGCATGCAGAAAAAAAGCCTACCCTGTGGGCAGGCATAACAGACAATCGCACAGTCAGTGTTGAAATTAATGATGTCACGCATTATACCCGGTGGATACACAAACCATCCCTGCAAATGCATTGGCATCCTAATCAACGTCTGAAACAACTGCAATGGCCGGATCTGTGATTTCAGAGAAAGTTATTATGTTTATTGAATATAACCGAAGTGATAAATAAAAGTATTATCACCTTTAATATTTATGCTTATTGCGTGGTTTTATCTGGTTATATAAAGCACAGATGTTCTTATTATTTTCTGAAAAATAACCATATGGATCGATTTCCCCCACCCAGCCGAAGCGGTTCGGCTCGTTCGGCGTGTCGTCGACACTGAAGCGCTTATCCATTTCGTTCCAGCGGTAAGAGTTGTCGCTGTCGCTGACGAATGCCATCGGGTCGCTAAACAGCGTGATCCGCCATGCGATCAAAAAGCGTAAGTGTTTCCGACAGACGAGCCGGTGAAAAAAGTGGTGTGTCTGGCAATACAGGCATCGTCCCCGAAATGGACGATGCCGTTGAAGGACTGGGGTATGGCAATAAGCCGCTTTATTATCGGATTCAGTGACCGCCTGGACGGTTACTTTTGAGAAAAGGCATTTACACACAATCCTAAACAGACTCCTATATTTCAGATTTTGTTATCAACGCATTTCAAATCTCTTAGAAATCATTACTGTCGTCATATTTTCCGAGGCAGCTCACCACCTAACTATGTTTTATCAACAATATTTTGTGAAGGATATTTATAATGTAAAGACACATCAGAAACGATATTCCACACTCAACATGGCAGATGTATTATGGTATCCATGTTCTCCAAGTTGAATGCCTGCATCAGCCCGGAATGCTACTTCTGGTGTTATCATTCCCACAACACCACCATTTATTTCTCCGATATCACGCGCACCATCCTGGTATATACTTACACCATTCATACTGGTGCCGAAAACACGACTATTGTGCAACCAGTGTGCCTCCACAAATGGTCTGAACGGAACCGCATACCGCGTATTTTTACCGTTTTTGCTGGTAAGCCATGTTCTTGCTCCCAGGCGGGTGAGAATATTTCCGTTACCGGTATTTTCAATACTGGTTCCGTTACTTTCATGATATTTGTCTGATTTTACATTCATCCGGACAACCTGAAGCTGCGGCTGAACATACCATTCATGACTTCCCTTGTAATTGTCGGTAAACTCTCCAGCCTTCCATGAATATCCTGCTTCCAGAGATACCGTAAACCCTTTTGACTTCCATGACTCAGCAGGCAGCCGTTCTCCATTTATATGATTATCAAACCAGCTGTATTGCAGCCAGCTATCAAGATAAGAACCATTGTGTGTTTCATCATTGGCATACCATGTTGCATAAAGACCCGCTGTGTATCCATTCATTCTTCCTTCCGAATGGTATCCGGTGCTCAGGGCATTCGTACTGTTATTATTATGACCATAGCCAGCCATCATACCTGTATGCCAGCGATCGGTACCATTCAGGCTCCACTGAGCTATATCTCCCCCTATTAACACAACGTAGCTATTCCCCCGGGTTCTCAGCTGACTACTGTTGTCACGCCAGCGATTATGTTTTCCTTTATTATACATCCAGATACCTGCTTCATTTTCTTCTCCTGTCATGTGGCTGATATACAACTCCTGTCCCTGTCGTTCATACAGATTCGTTACAAACAGATTATTTGCAGCAGCAATACTGGCAACATAGCTACCTGCCTCAGGACGCAAATTATTATCATGGTTTTCCGGTACAGCTTCAGGTTGTGGTACAGGAATGTCTTTTCTGCTAATCAGATACCAGTTAGTGCTGTTAATCCCCTGACCACGTTTCAGTATGTAATCATAAGCTCCGGCTGTAATACGTTCCGTCTGAATGAATTCAGCATTATCAGCATTGCCACTGACGTGAATCACTTCAATCCCATTAAGTGTCTCTGCACCAGTACCACCGGCCTGAGTAACAGCGACACGGGTACGGCCACTGGCATTACCTTTAATCACCAGACGATCTGTTTTCGAATTGTCACCACCTGTTTCTGTCTGGAGGAGAATAAGTCCATTTCTGCCAGTGTAATTCCCTCCGACAGTCAGTATATTACCCGGCATATATGTAGTGAGATCGACTATACCACTATTGCTCAGATTTCCTGCAACGCCCCCAAACCCGGAGAGTTTGCCCTGCTCTTCAACAATGACCTGGTTACTGCCGAGCATCACCGGTGAATCTGCGTTCCCCAGTATCACTGTCCCCTGAATAATATCTGTCATCCCGGTCCATTTTGCGTTATCGCTAATGTTCAGTGCACCTGCTCCCGTCTTGCGAACATTACCATAACCACTGATATTGTTGGTAAGCTGCCATGCTGATGTACTGTTCAGAGTTAATGTGCCATAGTTATCAACAAAGGCTGTCCCCAGATTATCAGCCGTGGATACAGCCAAATGAGCCCCCTTATTCACGGTAAAAACACCGGAAAAATTACGATTATTACCCGTTATATCAAGCATTCCCCCATTTATGTTCAGAGAACCATCCCCTGCAATAGTACCTGCAGATTCTCCTCCATTATTCAGTATCAGGCTTCCGCCATGAATGTTCAGCACAGAGCCTGCAGCCGTCAGTAGTTTGCTTATTGTCTGAGGATACCCATTCATATCCAGTTCTGCGCCACGGGATAAATATAAATACTCAGTCCGACCAAGAGCATCAGGTGCAGCAAGAATTAATACGCCAGATTTAACCTCTGTATTTCCTGTATAATTGTTTGTTGCAGAAAGTATAAGAGTACCATTACCTGATTTTGTCAGACTTTTGCCGTCCCAGCCATCATATAATAAAGGTGAAAGATTATCGGAAAGAGAAACACCTATGTTCAGAGTGGCATCTTTTTCTATATTAAAGGTTCCATATCCCATGCCTTTTGTATTATTCCATCTCAGCATGGAGATCAGTTTGTTATCGTCGTCATTTAAAGACGTATAAACATAACTTTCAGCACCTTCTGTCAGTAATACATTGTATTGTACAATGTGACTATTATCAGCGATCGAGATACCTGTGTCTGACGACAATAATGTGTAATAGTCCTGAGTCCAGTTCTTAATTGATGTGTCTATATTAAGCCATGAATCACTTTTTAATGTAATAGTATTTGCGTGAACATTAGCATTTCCTACAGACAGGTTCATAGATGCGTCTTCATCAATACTTATATTTCCGTTAAAAATGGAGTTCTTGCCTGACAGATAAACAGATGAGCCATTCCCAATCATTAGCCCACCATTAATTGCTGTTGCGTTATTGATGTTTTTAATAATTAATTCATTTGTACCATTAACAGGTATACTAGCTAGTTTAATATCACCATTAATCACAGAATCTGAATAAATATCTAATGAATTATACCCGCCAGAAAAAATTATTGATGTATTATAAGCATCTTTTTGGCTATTATATAATCCTGAAAGATTACCATGATTATTAATATGGATATCTTCTCCATAAACAGAGCAACCACCGTCGGGGCCATATCCCCCCTGAACAATACCGTTATTATTCAAAGTGATTTGATTTCCAGAAATAGCATCTCCCCCTTGTTTTATTCCATATCCTCCAGATATCATGTTGTCGTTAGTAATGAAAAGATTACTACCATTAATACCATCACCACCGTTTACGCCATTACCGCCCAATATTCCTCCGGAATTATGCACTGTAATATTGCTACCGGTTACACCGGAACCACCTGTCCCACCTACATCATCACCTCCGTATATACTTCTGTAATTATCAACTATAATATCATCCCCGCTTAACCCTGCACCTCCGCTACTTCCTGAGCCACCAAGACCATTACCCCCATATACATTTCTGTAATTGTTTATAGATATTTTGTTGCCACTAACAGCAATTCCACCATTATATCCATCTCCTCCCCAAACACTACCATTATTATTTAGCGTAAAGTTTTCACCGTAGACACCTGCACCACCGATTGATGTATTGCTTGTTCCTCCTTTGATGTTAATACTGCTTTCAACAGATAGTATATTTTGAGTATAACTTGTTTTATACGGCACGCTGATATTAAGCGCCGCGTTTCCATCAACACCTGTAATACTCCTGGTTATACTTTTAGGTATACCATTACCATTCAGTTGTATTGTTTGCGCACCAGAAAAATGAGACTGCACAGAATAAATTATACTGACCAGAAATTGTAAAATTCGTATATTCTTATTCATACTGTTTTTTCTTTAGTGATGCATTTTTTATCAACCTGGATTTGCCCCTATATTTCCAGACACCTGTTATCACTTAACCCATTACTGGCTTGCTGCCGTAGATATTCCCGTGGCGAGCGATAACCCAGTGCACTATGCGGATGCCATTCGTTATAATGCTCGAATGCCTCTGCAAGGTTCTTTGCTGCCGTTAACCCGTCTGGTTTGGGCATGACACTGATGTAGTCACGCTTTATCGTTTTCACGAAGCTCTCTGCTATGCCGTTACTCTCCGGACTCCGCACCGCCGTGTTCTTCGGTTCAAGCCCCAACATCCGGGCAAACTGCCGTGTTTCATTAGCCCGGTAGCATGAACCATTATCCGTCAGCCACTCTACTGGAGACGCCGGAAGCTCGTTGCCGAAACGGCGTTCCACCGCTCCCAGCATGACGTCCTGTACTGTTTCACTGTTGAAGCCGCCCGTAGTGACCGCCCAGTGCAGTGCCTCACGGTCACAGCAGTCCAGCGCGAACGTGACTCGCAGTTTTTCTCCGTTATCACAGCGGAACTCGAACCCGTCAGAGCACCATCGCTGATTACTTTCTTTCACAGCCACTCTGCCGGTATGTGCCCGTTTCGATGGCGGTACAGCGGGTTTTCGCTCAAGCAACAGCGCATTCTGGCGCATGATCCGGTAAATACGTTTGGCATTGATCGCAGGCATACCATCAAGTTCGGCCTGTCTGCGAAGCAGCGCCCATACCCGACGATAACCATACGTGGGCAGCTCTCCGATAACATGGTGTATACGGAGAAGCACATCCGTATCATCTGAGTGACGGCTGCGGCGACCATCTTTCCAGTCATCGGTTCGTCTGAGAATTACGTGCAACTGCGCACGCGACACCCGGAGACAACGGCTGACTAAGCTTACTCCCCATCCCCGGGCAATAAGGGCGCGTGCGCTATCCACTTTTTTGCACGCCCGTATTCAACGGCTTCTTTAAGGAGTTCATTTTCCATCGTTTTTTTGCCGAGCAGGCGCTGGAGTTCTTTAATCTGCTTCATGGCAGCAGCAAGTTCAGAGGCAGGAACGACCTGCTCTCCTGCGGCCACAGCAGTAAGACTTCCCTCCTGGTATTGCTTGCGCCAGAGAAATAACTGGCTGGCTGCCACACCGTGTTGCCGGGCAACAAGGGAGACCGTCATTCCCGGTTCAAAACTCTGCTGAACAATAGCGATCTTTTCCTGTGTAGTACGCCGTCTGCGTTTCTCCGGTCCTAAGACATCAATCATCTGCTCTCCAATGACTAGTCTAAAAACTAGTATTAAGACTATCACTTATTTAAGTGATATTGGTTGTCTGGAGATTCAGGGGGCCAGTCTAATTTATTATAGAGTATATATATGTACTGCGTTTAAATCATGAAGACGACAACCTGTTTTACATAAATTATTCCTAAGTATTTTTCCAGAGAAGACCTAGGTATAATGATGTGCAGGTAATGACTCCAACTTATTGATAGTGTTTTATGTTCAGATAATGCCCGATGACTTTGTCATGCAGCTCCACCGATTTTGAGAACGACAGCGACTTCCGTCCCAGCCGTGCCAGGTGCTGCCTCAGATTCAGGTTATGCCGCTCAATTCGCTGCGTATATCGCTTGCTGATTACGTGCAGCTTTCCCTTCAGGCGGGATTCATACAGCGGCCAGCCATCCGTCATCCATATCACCACGTCAAAGGGTGACAGCAGGCTCATAAGACGCCCCAGCGTCGCCATAGTGCGTTCACCGAATACGTGCGCAACAACCGTCTTCCGGAGACTGTCATACGCGTAAAACAGCCAGCGCTGGCGCGATTTAGCCCCGACATAGCCCCACTGTTCGTCCATTTCCGCGCAGACGATGACGTCACTGCCCGGCTGTATGCGCGAGGTTACCGACTGCGGCCTGAGTTTTTTAAGTGACGTAAAATCGTGTTGAGGCCAACGCCCATAATGCGGGCAGTTGCCCGGCATCCAACGCCATTCATGGCCATATCAATGATTTTCTGGTGCGTACCGGGTTGAGAAGCGGTGTAAGTGAACTGCAGTTGCCATGTTTTACGGCAGTGAGAGCAGAGATAGCGCTGATGTCCGGCGGTGCTTTTGCCGTTACGCACCACCCCGTCAGTAGCTGAACAGGAGGGACAGCTGATAGAAACAGAAGCCACTGGAGCACCTCAAAAACACCATCATACACTAAATCAGTAAGTTGGCAGCATCACCCTTAAGAAGATCGCCCTGAAATTCATCAAATAATCCTTAGCGGCGTTTACCAGACAGTTCCGCAGCAATATAAGCCTGCACGCTTTTGTACTGTTTTACCTTTTCGATAAACTCATCGGGACTGTAAGCACCTTTTACACGACGGGATACGTTAAGTGTTTTCTTAACCCGTTCGATATACATGTTGAGACTTCGAATAATATTGTGCGCCATTACGTTGTAATCGCTAACCGGTAATTGACCCAGAGAGTTGAATTTGTACATCTGGGTCAGAAGGTTGTTCATTTCAAAGATGTGCTTATAAAAACGCATTGTATTTTGATTGTTGAAGTTTAACTGGACCGATTCAAATCGGAACGGAGAAAACTCAGTTGATGAGAAGAATGGATCACTTTCATCAACGTGAATAGTGGCGATATGATGTTCCAGATTCTCCTTCATTAAATTATTTTCGTCGTGCAATTCATTAAACCAGTCCTGAATTGCCTGCACCAATTCGGGGTGCCTTACCGCATTAACCGTCCTGAATAATGATGAAATAGCAATACTTACATCATCAAAGCCTCTAATTACGGAACGATTCCGAGCCGTAAGGAAACGGTTAAAATCGGGAGTACCTGGCTTAATGGTTACTGTGGCCATGCCGTAAAGTTCATTTTTACTTTGCACGACTTTTCGGGTATTGTCAGATGCCTGAGAGGTGCGGGCATTTACATCAGGAGTTTTCTGCTCGGTTTCATTTATTGATACGTCGGTCATTGTGCCACCTCATATTTTGAGTATTTACGGATTTTCCGTCCCAGTTTGATATATGCAGCATGATAGAATTCAAGTAATTCTCTGTAGGGTTCCAGTAATCCCTCCGTTTTTTCGATCATTTCATATTCCCAAGACGCGTGATTAACAAAGCAGCTTTTTGAATATTTTCCGTTTTTCATCGCAGAAACCCGTTTCGACATATAGCTGGGTGCCCTGGTTTTAAACGGACTGAACTTATGCCAGGTGATAGTGACTTTTTTCGCATTACCAATTAATTCTAGTTTCGGTGCATACGAACCCAGATACTCACGTTTTAGTGTATTGCTAGGCCGGGGTAAATTAATCTCCAGATGATTCCGTTCTTTCCACTCGATCCAGTAATTTGTACACAAGTCTTCAGCCTCCTCCCGCAGAGCCTCGATTTGTGAACGCATTAAGCTGCGCGATAATTCAAGTGACTTTATTAGTTTCGAATTAGACATGTGACCTCCTGATGTGAAATCACTATACCGAAGTGGTTTTTATTTTTTTTCACAAACAGGACTTTTTTCAGTGATTTTTTTCTGAGAATTATGAGGGGCGTGTCGTTGGTGCGATGCATACCGATAGTGAATAACACCAGATGAGCTCGGGAACGGCATAGCGGGGTGTACTTATGTTCGGCAGAAAAGTAGCTTTTTCTGCAATGGGTATTCCTGATCCGGTGATTTGAAAAGTGCTGTTTTACTTACTAAGTTATACATATATCTAGTGCCACTTTTTAATCAAAAGTGACCCTAGGTTTTTTGCGCATAGTGCCACTTTTTAAAAAAGTGACCCTATGTCCTGTCTACATAGGGTCACTTTTCACAAAGAAGTGACCCTATGTCGAGGCTCCATAGGGCCACTTTTCAGCAAAAAGTGACCCTATGTAATAGCCATTGTTAATCAATCGGAAAAATATTCATGCTAGCTCGCTCTTATCGCTAAGGTTATTGCTGCTTTCTGCCGATAACAGTGCAAGTTTTGCGATTTTTTTAAGCGCTTCACAGTTCGTTAGCAAGCTCAGTTTTTTTTGATAAAATTCTGGTCAGTTTGTTTAAAAAGTGTTACAAGTAAGGCGAATGGTTGAATGGTTAGTTTTAAGACTCAAATCGGCAGTATTAAAATTCCAAAAGTAGCTTTTCATACTTCAAAAAACCAAACTTTAATTTCATGTAGAAGAGTTGTACTATTGTATTGACTCAAGGACAATCCGACATGTCAGAATCAGATAACATAACGCGTAACTATTACGTACCGAGGTTTCGATTATTCGTAGTTACCGTGCATTCCTAATGTTATTGCCTATCCATGATCTTCTTCGTATCAATCAGGGTCTCCACTCTTGCAACGCCGTCTATTTGGAGACGGATTTGGGACAATGACTGATAATGCATTTGAAGTTGAAACTCGTCCGGGAAGTTTCCTCGTTCCACGTTCTTTAGGCAAAGAGATTTCCTGGGATAATTTTTTATGGCTGTTGTCGATGGTGACACTAACGTTATTCGAGAATATGACAGTGACGATGCTGACTTCGGTATTTACAATGCTGGGGAAAAAGTTACTTTACTGTGTGGCCGGGAAGACTTTTATAATCCGACAAAAATTCAGCAGTTACGCTCTAAGTGTGTAGATATACAAAATGATTACTTTATTCAAATCTTCTTTATGTCAATGCTTGCACCTGAGTTTGTCAGCATATTTTTTGGATTAAAGCCTGCCACCGCAGATGCAATAAAAGATGTTGGCGTTTCATCACTTAAAGCAATTAACGATGTTGTTCTCTTTCCGCGAACAATTGCCTTTACGCCAGGACTGGGGGATGATAGCACTACGTTAAAATCTAAAGTATTCGCCAGGGCATACGAATTATCTGCCGACATTCGTTTGGGTAAAGTTAGTGATGACTTAATGGAACTACTGCGTTACGACACTATGTTTACGTGTCACCGTCAGGATGTGTTTAACTCATTAGCAAATAAAGTGCTCTTGAAGGATTATTGAATATGGGGTAATGACTCCAACTTATTGATAGTGTTTTATGTTCAGATAATGCCCGATGACTTTGTCATGCAGCTCCACCGATTTTGAGAACGACAGCGACTTCCGTCCCAGCCGTGCCAGGTGCTGCCTCAGATTCAGGTTATGCCGCTCAATTCGCTGCGTATATCGCTTGCTGATTACGTGCAGCTTTCCCTTCAGGCGGGATTCATACAGCGGCCAGCCATCCGTCATCCATATCACCACGTCAAAGGGTGACAGCAGGCTCATAAGACGCCCCAGCGTCGCCATAGTGCGTTCACCGAATACGTGCGCAACAACCGTCTTCCGGAGACTGTCATACGCGTAAAACAGCCAGCGCTGGCGCGATTTAGCCCCGACATAGCCCCACTGTTCGTCCATTTCCGCGCAGACGATGACGTCACTGCCCGGCTGTATGCGCGAGGTTACCGACTGCGGCCTGAGTTTTTTAAGTGACGTAAAATCGTGTTGAGGCCAACGCCCATAATGCGGGCAGTTGCCCGGCATCCAACGCCATTCATGGCCATATCAATGATTTTCTGGTGCGTACCGGGTTGAGAAGCGGTGTAAGTGAACTGCAGTTGCCATGTTTTACGGCAGTGAGAGCAGAGATAGCGCTGATGTCCGGCGGTGCTTTTGCCGTTACGCACCACCCCGTCAGTAGCTGAACAGGAGGGACAGCTGATAGAAACAGAAGCCACTGGAGCACCTCAAAAACACCATCATACACTAAATCAGTAAGTTGGCAGCATCACCTATCAATGGCCTGGGCAATACTTTCCGTCGAAAATGATTGCAACATATTGCCGATATCCTCAAATCCAAGTGATTTGAGAGCCTCACCAATGGCGCTGCTAATACCAGATACCAGTCCCCCCATATCAAGAACATTAGCTAACGTATAAGCGGCTTTTTGCTGGAATGATGGATCTTGTCCTGATTTAAGCCCAAACGCTCGACGTTGCGCTTCTGTATCATTCCAACCGGTTACCGCATCATAAATACCTCCAGCCACTGTGCCGACTAGGGGAATTGCGCGTAACGCCCCTTTACCAACTGCCTTTAATCCAAGTTTACCTGCTGCCCGGGCAGCCAAATCTCCGCCTTCATGGGCGAGAGTCTTCTTGCCACCACCGCGTAGCATTCCTACAAGTTTCTTTGCCCCCAGAGCGCCAAAAGCGAGTGCTCCAGCTTTTTTCAGCATGCCACGCCCCATTAACAACGACGCGACGCCACCGGCCCCCTTCCCTAACAGGCTAAATAGTTTGGACAGCAAGCCGCCCTTCTTTTTCCCGGTGTTTTTGGCTATCTGATCAAGGGCACGGAGAATCTTGTCATTGCCCTCTTTAATTTCGCTGGTCTGCTCCTGAAGTTCCTGAACCGTCCGTTTTTGGGTGTTAACCTGAACGACATCGGCACTATTTTGCGATTTACGCCTAAAAAAACCTTTTCTACGGCTGTTATCGTCGTTGCCACGAATCACATCGGCAATAGACTTTCTGGCACCATTAAGCGATCCACCAACTTCTTTTGATATCCCGCCAAGCTCCTTCCCTGCTGCCCACAATGGACCAGCAACGGCATAACCTAACGCATCGACGGCACGAGTCTCTGAAGGGTTACCTATGCCTTCAGCTACTTTTGACAGTTTTTTTAATAAACCTGATTCAGCATTTAGACGCTCATCATCCTCTTTGCGCCTGGCCTTTTCAGCACGTTCAGCACGGGCATCTTCCGCTGCGGCCTTACTCCCTGACTTTCCAATAAAACGACCACGCGCATCGCGTTGGTTTTGGCTTTTTTGCGCACCGCCTTTTTGACCGAACATTTCGCGAGCGTGTTCGGCTGCTTCGGTCCGTTGCGCCTTTACATCTTCTGTTATAGCCTTCTTGCGTCGTTTTTTACCCTTTCGCGTAGTTGATTTGGCCTGCGGTTCCTGTAGAGCAACATCCTCCTGAACTACACGAGAAACGTCCCCTAAATTAAGCCGTTTCATTGCCTCAACAATAGGGTCCACTGATGGCGCATTGGCCACAAAGTCTGGCCGGGAATTTTCGATTGTGCGATTTAATGCCGACACACTGCGAGAGACAGGATCAACTGTAGCAACTCGCCCACCTTTCAAATCTTCAACGGCTTCCCGAATACCTGCAAGCTCTTCCAGCTCTTTTGCGCTGGCGGTTTCAACCGTCCTTATCACATCGTCAATGTTGGCGTTTTTTCTTTCCATGATCTTATCGCCTACCGCTTCGGTTTAAGTTTTTCTTCCAGTTTCTCCAACAGGAAAAACGCATAGGATTCAGTGAGCCTTTCAGCGTCCTGAATCGGTATACCCCCATACAAAACCAGGTTGGACACTAAGGTCTGATAGCTTTTCAATCCCCACCTGTGGAATGAAGTCGGTAGCCCGAAAGGGCACCCACAGACGGGTATACGCACCCTCTGTGGACTCCTTTGTATCCTGGTTTGGGCATTTGTGCGGCGGGAGACGAAGACGCATTTCGCCTTTATCGATGTAGCACGGTAAACCATGTTCGAGCTTTTCATGAGCCAGCCGGATGTGTGCCGCCAGCTTCATAAATTCAGTATCAATGGCCATCCGTTTGATCGTTTCATAACGACGCTCAGCCTGCTCTTCACGAGTACCGCTAACATCGTTATAAAGTTCACACTGATAAGCGAATTCCCAAAAACGCAAATCAACGATCGCTTCTTTGAATTCCGCGTCGTCTTCAGGTGGCAATGCTGCACGGCGCATCTCCAGCATTTCCATTGCCCAACCATCAAGCGGCACGATACGCCATTGATAAGGCACGCCCTCTACAGACACCTCAATATCGTCAATGAACGGTTCCACTTCCAGGACCTGGATATCTTCAGCCAGAGCATTCATATCGCAATCGTAATAATGCTCTTTACCGCAATGTTTACAGGTGTAGGTGAATGTCTCGACCGGTGTTTCACGGGAGCCGGTAAATATCCACCATAACGCGGTAATCCGGTCCTGCGCCGTCCATGTCAGGGGATCATGTTTCGCGGGTTCAGCCAGCAAGGCTTTTAAATACGCCGTTGTCTGTTGTTCTTGTTCCTCCGGTGTTATCGAGTTGAAACGCATCGCATCAGCAATATTTGGCTGACGGAACTGGATCAATTCAGTTGGCCGCGATGGTAGCGGGAAAAGGGGTAAAAGCATCCTTGCTCCTTAATTCAAAGAGAAAAACTAAAGCCCAGAAGGGAAGCCAAAGAACTTGAGGATTGGTTAAACGTGCTGTGCAATGCGAAGGTCATTGGGAATGACTTAAATTCCGTAACCTGATCCCGCGCATAGGTGACATCGCCGGTAGTGACCGGGAATACCGTCATCTCATTTTCCAGTTTGGTTAAGCCGGAAGACAGCAACCGATAAATACGCACATTGAGCAAATATTTAGACGGTATATTCCCGGTACCGTCCGGATTGATCACCCGACTTTTTGCCGTCTTAAACCAGTCTAAAACGAGGCCATCAACGGTATCCCTGACCATCATTGTTATCTGCCCAGGCGAACGCTCCGTTGGTTGAAGGATATTCCCTCCGCCGATTTTAATCGTTTCATATTCGATGCTGTAATCGTGGTAGGTAATGTCTTTGGCAAAGAAGTCTGCCCCCTCCAGTCCATCAACTTCGACAGAGAACTGCCATCCTTGCGCGAACAGCATTTTGTTCATGATGATTGACGTCAGCTTACCAACTTCCCGCTCACCAACGCCGGAGCCAAATAATGTCGTCGTTAATGCCGAAGATACATAAGACTTTACTGAAGCAACATTAAGCCCCATATCAGCCCCCTCACTTCAACATGGATGAGAAAAGAACAATCCCCGGGATAATTGCCCTTGTTGCGCTCATTTTCTCTTCCAGATCCAGCTTTCGCTGATACAGCGTGTTCTCGTCGGATAAATTGCTTGCATCGAGTTTCCCCGCGATAGATATTCTTCGCAGGCGATCAGTGTTAGGTATCGCGATTAACACTTCCAGATAGTCAGAAAGTAACCCAATGATTTCAGGTGGCACTTCCCCATTATCCAGATCCATATCACGTAAATTAGCCAGATATGACACATTCAGCGGGTATACCGCTCGATGAGTATCTTCAAGCTCGATATTCCCATCGTAAACATCGGAGTAGACAAGATCGCCGGTATGATCCGTAACCGATACGAGCGCAAGAAAATCAGCAGGGCAAGCAAGTGATTTACAGGTCTGATCAGTGAAGCGTATCCGCTTGATGTGTCCCGCCCTATCCTGGTAGGTTCCCAATGCTTTTCTTAGCAGGGATTCCAGTAAGGCAGGTTCATCCGCAATCAAAGGTGTGAAGCGGGATTTGACGTCTTCGAGTAATTGTCGTGGTGTCATTGAAACCTCGTAGAATCTAGTTTGTTAACAGATTCTACGAGTTGTCATTTGTGACAGTATGCTCGCAATCGTAGTGATTACTACCACCAACTGCTAGCTTTCTTCTCTCTAGCTTTTCCTTCGCTTTGCAGTAAATCTTTACTTCCTGTAGAAATATTTCTATTTGCATCAGCCTCAGACTGAATTACATCTGTCTTAGCTGCTCTCTCCTTCAACTCCTGCTCTATAAAATCGTTTTCTCGCTGGACACGAGCCGCTTTTGCTTGCAGTTCGAGTTTCATGCTTTCGAGTTGCAGCTTGCGAAGCTCATCCTCATAAGCTTGATCTCGCTTCTTGTCATTTGCTAGCTCGGCTTCTCGTTTCGCTCTACGTTCATTTTCTGCAGCAACACGCTGTTTTTCGCGTGCAGCAGCGGCAGATGCTGCTTTTTCTCTTCTAATACGTTCAGCTTGTGCTTGTTGGCGAATAAGTTCTTTTCTGGCATCCTCAGCTTGCTGCTCTTTAGCTCGCCCTTCATTTTCCGCTTGAGCAATAGCAGCAATTTGACTTTGCAACGAGTTAGCCAAGGCAGTGCCTACACTAAACGTAGAAAAGATTAGAAATAAAATAATTTTATTCATAAATTATTTCTTTTCTGGACAAGTAGCATTTGGCTGAATTCGAGTTTCATTATCTTTAGTTGAAATAAGCACAGCAAGCCCCGTTGTAAACTGGCATGCTTTACCAACTTGAGTTGAAGTGAACACCTTAGTTCCTTCTTTATAAGTCAGTGAAACACCTTCAACAATTGTTTTATCACTAACCAAAGAACCAGCCGCTGCACCAAGAGCCGCACCACCAGTACCGCCAGCTACAGCACCCAGTGTCGATGTGCCTTTAACATTATAACCGGCAACGCCCCCAGCAACAGCTCCCAGTACCGCACCAAATGTCTGTGCCGCTTCTTTATTAGCTTTATTATCAACTTTCACTTTAGCTGGAAGCACAGAGATAATATTGACTGTCTTTGTTTCCTGCTTCGAATTCAATTGAGCGGTATCATAAACATCGGCAGCATAATCAGCACCGCTAGATTGACACCCAGAAAGAAGAATTGCAGATACAACAAGAGCGCATAAAGTATACTTTTTAGACATAAGAATCATCCCAGAAAAACAAAAACCGGCGAGAAGTTACCACGAGAACGGAAAGTAAACAAGAATACTCCCATTGACTTATATCAAATAATCAACTTTTTATAAGCTATCCCTAACTTATTGTGTATAGCTGAAAAGTCAGAGATAAGTTCACCATCTGCATTATTTCTTAAGTTAATAGTTTATTGCTAACTTAATTTATGTATCGACTATTGATATCCATCTTAAAGTAACAATATCCCTCTGCATTATTTTTCATCACAAATAATACATCTATTGCACTACGCTCACCTGCTCTAATAAATTTGTATTTTTAAGTCGCGAATGCTATCTTTTCGCATCATATTGACCTTTTAATCGTTCAGGCTTATAGTTTCGCCGTCGTAGCAAATTCTGCGACCAGGTTTGACAGCCTGAATGATTGTGCGGACAACCGCAGATTTCCGATATTGCGGTATTTTTGTGTCCGTTAAACCGCGTTACGCCCAAATTATGGTGGGGCGTGATGGGGAGGCTTCGGCCTGCTGGTTTCACAATCGCCAGTCTGTCAACCCTGTCACGTCCTGCCACCTGTTTGACAGCGGGTAGCAGGTTGTTAAACCTGATTGTGAGGCCGTAACTATGGTTAATGCCAATCCTTGCGCACGCCCAGAATTCATCTGGCGTTTCTATTCCTGTAAAAAACACCACTATCACTTCGTTATCGCAGCAACTGAAGACGAAGCACGCTCTCAATTGCCTGATGGCCCCTGCATTTTTACTGCCCGTTTTTCAACTAACTCGCGCAATTCACTTAGTTACTGGAGCCTCCCCTTCTCTGCCGACGTTCAGGGGGGTTTATGAAAACACCTCTCGTCACCCGTAATGAAATAGCCGAAGCGATCGCCTTGCATACTGCCTGTATGCCGACACGGGAGATCCCCGGCGCAATTGCTAACTATTTCATGATAACCAGACGTTTTTATACCCGAACAGATAAGGCTGTGATCAACAGGCTACTGATAGCCGAGATCAGGGATTATTTGATTGAACAAGGACGTCTACGTTACGCAACAGTGGCAGCAGAAATGAGAAAGGAGGCACATAGAATGACCGGTAATAATTTAAATGTTGAAAAACCAGCACCTGTTGCTTCAGCTACGCCAGCACCAGCCCTGAATGTCATCCCCAACACCGGAGACACAATCGACAGCCAAACATTGTTGAAGATGGTCAATGAGGCACGGAAATTATGTAGCGAAAAACCAGTTCGCAACAATGATTTCATTGCCAGAGTTAAGGATGAGCTTGAAGGAGAAACCTACGAAATTTTCGTAGGTCAAAAAAACGGCGCAGAAATAGATATTATAACCATGACCTACAAACAAGCCCTGCGAGTTGCCGCGCGCGAGTCAAAAGCGGTCCGCCGTTCGCTGATCGACAAACTGGAAGAATTGCAGCAGGCAAACTCCCCTACCCCATCGATCCCCCAAACATTACCAGAAGCTCTACGCCTGGCTGCCGAGTTGGCAGAACAGAAAATGCAGTTGGAACAACAGCTGGTGGCCGCAGCCCCTAAAGTCGATTTTGCCGACCGGGTATCAGCGGCTAATGGAATCCTGATCGGGGACTTTGCAAAGGTCGTTGGACTTAAGCAAAACGCCCTTTTCTCATGGTTGCGCCAGAACGGCATTCTCATGGCTTTTGGTGCGCGCAAAAACGTACCGCGCCAGCAGTACATTAACGCCGGGTATTTCACGGTGAAAGAAGTGGTGCTGGATGATGAAAATGGCTACCAGATACGGCTGACGCCCCAATTAACGGGTAAAGGCCAGCAGTGGTTAACTCGCAAGCTACTTGATGCTGGTTTGTTAAAACCAGTAGCAATAGGTTAACAAAAGAAAAAACCTGCCAGCTAACTGGCAGGTTTCTGAGCAGATCGTCCAACCCGATCTGGATCGAGTCAGAAAAATTTGCTCTAATAAATTTCGTTTTCTAAGTGCAAAGAATCACCATTTCGAGCTGGTGATTGAAGGTTGATGCAAATTTGGAGAAAAAATGCAACAAACATTCAATGCGGATATGAATATATCAAACCTTCATCAAAATGTCGATCCTTCCACCACTCTGCCCGTTATTTGTGGTGTTGAAATTACGACCGACCGCGCTGGCCGTTACAACCTTAATGCTCTACACAGAGCGAGCGGACTCGGTGCCCATAAAGCGCCAGCTCAATGGCTAAGAACGCTGTCAGCCAAACAGCTCATCGAAGAGCTGGAAAAAGAAACTATGCAGAATTGCATAGTTTCGTTCGAAGGCCGTGGCGGCGGCACTTTTGCCCATGAATTGCTCGCAGTGGAGTACGCTGGTTGGATTTCTCCCGCGTTTCGGCTGAAGGTAAACCAGACATTTATCGACTATCGCGCTGGAAGATTACAACCTGCTATTCCGAAGAGCCTCCCAGAAGCTCTCCGTTTGGCTGCTGACCTGGCAGAGCAAAAGCAACGGCTGGAGCAAAAAATGCTGATGGATGCACCTAAAGTCGAATTCGCCGAACGCGTTGCTACCGCCAGCGGGGTTCTAATCGGCAACTATGCCAAAGTGCTCGGCCTGGGCCAAAACTATCTCTTCACCTGGTTGCGTGATAACGGAATTCTGATCGCAACCGGTGAACGCAGGAACGTCCCCAAACAAGAATACATATCCCGTGGGTATTTCACCCTTAAAGAAACCGTGATCGATACAAGCAATGGAAGCAGGATTTCTTTCACGACTCGTATAACCGGCAAAGGTCAGCAGTGGCTGATGAAGCGATTGCTTGATGCTGGTGTGCTGGTACCTGTCGCGGCAACGCGCTAACAGACGTAGTAAGAACCACCAGCATTGTAATGCTGGCTAAAGTCACTTTCCTGAGCTGTATAACGATGAGCGATTTTACTTTTTCTGGCTATGAATTGGCCTTCTTTGTAACACACTCCGGTCTATCCCGTAGCGCCGGGCATATCCTGTCGCAATGTGCAAATCTCGCGGCAACAACCAGTGAATACTTCATTCACAAGCCCCACCGCCTGATCGCGGCAGAAACTGGTTATAGCCAATCAACCGTCGTTCGTGCATTCCGTGAAGCTGTAAACAAAGGAATTCTATCTGTAGAGATTGTTATCGGCGATCACCGTGAACGTCGCGCTAACCTGTACCGGTTTACACCATCCTTTTTGGCCTTCGCACAACAAACCAAAAATGCGCTGATTGAAAGCAAATTAAAGATCTCTTCAGCGGCAACCAAGGTTAAAGCTGTTCTCGCTAAGACATTGGCTTTATTTGATTTTTTATCCACACCCCCATGTCAAAATGATACCCCCTCCCCCTGTCAGGATGACGTGGCAATAAAGAATAAGAAGTCACAAGTTAAAAAAACAAAAAGATCAGTTTCCGGCGGTGCCGGAACGACCAGACTCAAAAAATTGACTTCATGGATCGCTGAGGCAAAAGCAAAGGCTGACAATCTGCGGTTATCCAAAAAACGCGCTCAAAAACATGAGTTCAAGCAGAAAGTAGAGGCGGCTGCGCGGAAATATGCTTACCTGAAGAACAAGCGTTCGCCTGATATTGGCGGGATATCAAACTTCGATAATCTACCGCATTGCATGACGGTAAACGAAGCTCTTAATGCGGTTTTAGCCAAAAATAAAGATAACGAAAAATGGGGTATACCGGCAGGATTCAGGGGGTGATAGATTGCTCTAATCTGGAGTCACCTGGCGTTTTCAGTTTGAGGTCGGAGATGCAATCTGATTTTTTACAGTTAGCGATCGCTTTTGCAGGATATGTTTGTATTGGCTTCTGTGTATACATGATCAGCCGAAAAATGCTTGTCGATATCTACCGCAAAGAACGAGCAGAGGAGATCTTAGTATGGATTTTCTTTGGCGCGGTCTGGCCATTAGGGATCATGTTTGCTGCAACATTTCTTCTGATGTGGATATTCACCCTTCCAGGTGATTTCTATAGAAAAAAAGCCAGACATTGATACAATCGTTGCGGGTGCTTGAGGCTATCTGCTTCAGGCATGACCCGAAAAGCAGATAGAAGAAAGCCCCAGATAACATTACGCGTCCTGCAAGACGCTTAACATTAATCTGAGGCCATATCTATGCTTAGCATACGTAGATTAGCCTCTTACCGACCAAAAGGTCAAGGAGAAGCAGGCTATGAAGCAGCAAAAAGCGATGTTAATCGCTCTGATCGTCATCTGTCTAACCGTCATTGTGACGGCACTGGTAACGAGGAAAGACCTCTGCGAGGTACGAATCCGAACCGGCCAGACGGAGGTCACTGTCTTCACAGCCTACGAATCTGAAAGGTAAGAGACCTGGCGGGGAGTGATCCCCGCCACTCTTCGTGTGTCTGGTAACCTCAATGCACCCTTTTCTCCCCAATAGTGTAAAACACAATGAAGTAGAAGGAGTTATTTCACATCATGCAAAGATTCAGACCATATCTCCCAATAGCCTTCGCGACATGATGACTTTCAGAAATATCTAGCTGTTAACAAAATTCCATACTTGCTTTGCTAATACCACCTAGATTATATATGGAAAAATACACCTAAAACTTAAACAAATTATATCCACAACAAACATCCATCTATTAGGATTAAAATTAATTTAATAATAAATAATACAACACCGGTTCATTTTCTAACAAACCGGTGGGCACCATTATTGGAATAACTTACTGATTACATTAAAAACATTAAGGGCGTTACTTGCCACACTAGACATCTTGGCTGAATTTTTTTCGATTGAGTCAAGAACACTTTCGACTTCCGATAAAGTTCTTCTGCTATCTGCATCTTTTCCTGAGTCTATCGCATCTTTAATTGCAGATATAGCAGACTCTAAATTCTCCTTAAACTCACCTGTCGTCTCATCCTTCAAGAGAAGTTCTAACTCTTGTTTAAGTTTTTCCAATGATGCTCTTTTCTCATCAGTTTTACTAATCTTCCCTGAATAACTGACACAAACACATTCTCTTTTATTGCAGACAGGACAACCATTTAGATAATAACTTTCAAACGCCTCGCCAAGATCATCATCTTTAAAAATAATCCCCCATAAAGAAAACAACCAAGCATATATATCAGCACACTCTTCATGAAGATTTTCTTTGTTGTAATTTTTATCTTCAATTGATTTAGCATAAGCCTCTTGCAACTCACCCAACTCTTCGAATAACCTGGATGAATGATAAAACCCACCAAAAGTAGACCAAATGGTTCTATTCGACGGATAGATGTCATTAATCATTCGTGGCGCATAAGGCGGAAATTGCATAGGTTTAATAGCGTTATATTTATTGAAAAGCTCATCTTTAATTCCTTTTGCGCTTCTTATTTTCTCTGGCTTTCTGTGTGTTTGAGAACAGGAACAAGGCGCCCCTAAGCAATAAGGACAGCAACTAGGAAATTTTTTATAAAATGCTTCCTGTGGTTGTATTTCAAGTTTATCACAGATTGCAAAAAGCCAAGACAATGCTTCTATATAGGTATTTTTTAATAATTCTTTATCCTGATTACCATCACGAATAAACTCACGTGTTAAATAAGCTGTTTTCCTTGTCAGATAAGAGTACATATACTCAAATGATTTTTCTTCATTTTTTTTGCTGTAAATACCTACAATAATATTGCTCATATCATTGATACGTAACATGACATTCCTCTTAAATAAGCCAATACTTCCTAGAACCATATATGTTTCGACAAAGATTAACGGACATCTTGCCTTCACAAACTTTGACGCTACATAAATTTAACCATGTGCATACTAAATATTTAAGGTAGAAAAGTATAGGAGTATTTATTAATAGGTAACTGTTAGTTTACACTCACTTCATACCAGAGTATTTACAAGATGTTATTTTACTCTATTCGCTAGGCGGTGGAATGCGGTTGTATCAAGGGGAGGTAAACCTCCCCCGAAGAAGATTAAAAGTACAAGGGATAACACTTAATCCCACTCAATCCAGTTGTAGACGATACGAAGTGACGGGCGCACAGCGGCAGTCACATCTTCGGTACTAAAGTCGATTGCATCACTGTAGATTTTGCAGTCCAACATTTCAATTGTTGTAGCAGCTTTTGTCACAGCGTTAACCCCGGAAGATTTGGATTCAGGGGTAGCAGCCATCGTGATATCAACATAGTCCTTCGCCGCAATGCGATCTTTAATGAACTGAAGAATATCGCCTTCGATAGTCTCCACGCACTGGACCTGGATTTCCCCAGAGTTTCGAATTGGACCGTGCTGGTTGAACTTCACACCATTCGGACCATAGTCCTCCACATCCTCGCGGGTCATTTCAGGAATTTGCGACGTGCGAACCAGTACGCTGATATCTTCATGGCCTGCAAAAGTGAGCTGGAATTCAGAAGATACCAGTCGTTCGCCTTTGGCCGCGTTGGCAGTATAGCGGCCCTTAATAAATTTACGGTTTCCCTTAGTGTTATTGTGCCCCATATAAAATCCTTTTACTGGAACGCCCGAACAATATCGGAGCTGTTATATATCGAAGAACCGGTCAACTGGAGGTTGACGGTGTTTTTCAGGAAATGCCCATTGCTGTCCCTGGGTGCATCGAGATCGAAACTTATGTCCTGGATAGCGACATCAATGATGTTGATCCGGCGACCAATGTTTAGCGTCACACGCTCCGGGATTCGACCACCAATACTGGCATCTTTAAGTTCCGGGCTAATCATCGCTGACAATGCGGCGATAGCTCCTGAAACCTCCGTGAATGGGTCAAACAAAGCGATGAAAGTTACTGGCAGCGTGAAAGTCGGCGGTGTTCCCCCCTCCCAAACCATTAAGCTATTCCAACGGGCCACCGACGTTGTTTCAGTACCAACCTGCGCAAAACCACTGAAAGCACCAGCAACAGACCCCATGGACATACCGGTAAACGGCGCTTCCCAATTCTGGGCCATGTTCATTGCTGCCCCCTGGCTGATATATCCGGTAACCTGGTACTGAGAGTTCGTTAAAGTAACTTTCAGAAATGGCGATACACCATCAGCCTGGCTGTAAACCCCATAAGGTATAGGTGCCATTCAAGTTAAAGGCCGGAGTTCTCCGGCCTCCTCCTTTAGCCAAGGCGCTTACGGCGCAGTTTCATTGACTTTTTGCGGGCAAGTTTTGCCGCGCCGGTCTGGGCTTTTCGACGCGCTTTTTTCAGCGCCGATTTTTGAGCCGCAGTCAGACGTTTTTTCCGCAGGCGTTTACGGATGAGTTTGATCTCACCGTTACGAACAACCTTCTTAAATGCTTCAGTCAGCATTTCATCAGAAGTGCCAGCAACAACAAACGCCGCTTCCAGTTCGTCGCGGTCGTCGCTATCTAAACCAGCGATAGAGGCACCAACATCAGCAGCAGCGTCGTCGTCTTCATCGTCAGCCAGTGCTTCGATCATGTCATCATCTACACCGCATGCTGCGAGGAAGTCAGCAACATTTGCCCATGCTTCGTTATAGGCATCGTCCTGTTCTTCTGTAACTTCGGAGTCGTCGTCATCAGAGATACCAGCGATAGCCTGAACGAAACCATCAAGGGAGTCGAAAGTCAGATCACCGCTATCAGCCCAGGCGAAAACGGCGTCGGCCGCATCACTCAACGCATTCTGCATCGCACTTCGATTTGCAGCTTCCAGAATCATCTGGTGCGCCTGTTCAACGGTCCATTCTTTACCGTCTTTCTCTTCCAGGATTTGCTCAGGAGCCGGATCAGATGGAACGTTATCGTTAGTCTGTGCCGCCGGTTCCGGATTATTATTAATAACCGGATCTGTTGGCGGTTCGGCGCTTGCTCGGGCAGACTCCATCAGCTGCACAGGATCAGAGTTCAAAGCGAAACGGGACAGTCCATTCCCCAAAAATGCCCCGGATTGAAAAAAGTTTTTGCTCATTGTATTCCCTTACTTAATAAGCAGCGGTACGCCCTGGATACGACGGGCTACGCCAGTCGGGCAGCAGGCCCAGACTACTTCCCATTTATCGAATTCCGCCTGCGTAACTTTCAGCACATACGGTTCTGTACCGTCAGCATCAGGATCACGAGGAGCCACCAGAGCGCCGGAGGCGACAAAGCGATCTAAAAGTTTGGTCATCCCTTTAGTCAGGCCAGCCGCAGTAATACCGTCCGGGCTATGCTTCATCTGTCGGGCTAACTGGACAAAGAAACGGCTGATTGCATTCATCAGGGATGGGACGTGCTGGAAGTGCAGATAGTTATCCTGCGTGCAGCAAGTTAAAGCATCGTCGATGATCATCTGGCCAGAGGTGCCAACAGATACTTTATTGAGACGGCCCTTGACCATTGCTTCTTCGTCCGGGGTATCTTCCGGATACAGCGGTTGAATTGACGCACGAGCAATGACGGCACGTTCTTCACCAGCCGGTGAGTAATGCCAACCGCCGACATCAGAGTTTTTCTTGACGCCACGAGCTTTCGCCGCATACGCCGAGCCAGACAGACCGAAGACCACACGGGATTGGGTCCATTTGTCTTTGCAGGAGAACGGGAAGTGATAGACAGCACAGCTTACATAATCGGTACCAAGTAAACCGGTATCTTCAACAGCAGAGATCGCTTCCGTGTACGTCAATGTCGGTTTGACATCAAAGAAGCCATCAATCAGGCGATCTGCACAGATTTTACCTAATGCGGTGATAGCCGCATTGTCATAGCAGCCCAAGCCAAGAACAGCGGTGTACATGTACGGCGCATTATTCAGCACTTTAACCGCACGCAGGTAAGCAGCGGTTGAGATTTTCGACTGATCGCCATTGGTACCGCCAGTGAATGCCACCGATTTTTTATTTGTTACTTTCGCTGTCGAAATCAGCTCTTCATTAACAACCGCACGCAGATATTTAGAACGGGCTTCCAGAGCCGTAGGCAGATAACACAAGCGGCCCATGTCATCTTTCGCTTCTTCCGCCAAAGACACAGTGTGTGTCTCCAGGGTCGTTACCACACCGAGCGAAGTCGTCTGGGTCAGTTTTAAGAGGAAGCGTTCATTACCCGCGCTGTCCGCTGTTGCCGTTTCGATGGTTAACTCACGGGTAGGTGAAATACACGGATCACCATCATCAACGTAGATAGCAAAGGCTTCGCCGCTATCAAGTTCAATTTCAGAACCGTATGGCAACGCACTGTAAGCCGGTTCGCCTGATTCATCGAACATAATAATCGGGAACTTCGCATCATCCGGAACAGCACGGACAACATAACCAGACGTTTGCTGAATAGCTTCGTACACATGGCGAATTGGTTCGAACTGTGAGCCGGAAGACGGCTTCAGCGGTTCGCCGAGAACATCTTCGTAATTGGACTCAGTAACCGCAAGAACAGTAAACGGCTTGCCACGCGCAAATACGCCAATACCAGCCCACAAGCTGCTATTTAATGCAACACCGGTAGATAACGTCGCATCGGCATTGATCGGGCTAACCGCGACGCCGGATGCATTACCTAATGACTGTTGAATTGAATATTGAGACATAACTTTCCCTGTTATGCGCCCCGCACGGGGGCGCTATGTTAAACGGAGAACTTCCCCTGATTACTCAGAGTCACCGGCATCAATCGTGTCGCCGCTAATGAAGTTAAGCCCGCCTTTTTTGGCCATTGTCAGCGTTACACGAGTGAAGTAATCAGCGCCGTTGCGTGGGTGCATATCGTTGATAGCCGAACCCCACAGCGTGGTACGGTTGACCAGCGCCGGAGTGGTCGGATGCTGGAACGGGATGGCCGGGACAGCATCACCAGTCACGAAGCCTGCTTTACCCGGATTTTCATCACGGACGTAGCACAGCACATCCATCGAGCTGAACTGAATGTTCTCTGTCGTTAAGTTCTTACAAATACCAGCAGGTACTTCGTACACTTTCACGTTACCGAACAGGGTACCGATGTAGTGAACATACGGAGTCTGGATATAGTCTTCGGCTGGCTGGAAGAAATCCTTCGGCAACTGTTTGAAGAAAGATGCTGCATCAGCACCAGCAAACATCCCCATCGCACCAGAAGATTTAACGCGCTCAATAATGTCGCGATATACAGTCTGGAATTTGCCACGAATGATGGTTGCCCATACATCAAAGGACTGGTTAACCGGCAGAGCGATGTCAAAGGTATCGGTCGCAAGAGTACGCCAGATCATGATGCGGAGACGCAACATATCCTGTTCATGGGACAGGTATTCTTTCAGGGTGCGGAACTGTAGGGAACCCAGGTCCAGACCAAATTCACGCTGTGCTTCATACGCCGCCTGTACCGTGTGCTCAGCCGCGATAACGAACTGGCTTGGGAACAGGGTGTATTTCTTCATTTCGTGGTTGATCAGCGGGATCAGCTCAGGAGCGGCTTCAATATTGATTTCCGTCTCAATTGCGATCTCAGTGCCTTTATCCGGCGCTTTGGAGAACGACAGGGCAATCTGACCAATGTTGTAGTTCAGAGAGCAGGTAACAGTGATTTGCTCACCAGCAGCATTAGTAAACGAGTGAAGTAGGCTGCCGGAACCGTTATCAACAACAGACTTAATACGGTTAACGTAGATGTTAGTACGACCTTTTCGGATTGGTACATTCTGGCCTTCGAAGTCTTCCATCTTGAAGGTTGCGGTTTTGCTGGTGCCATCGGAGCTTGCCACCAGCACATAGCGGCGACGTAACTGGCTGTACACACCGACGGATTGCATGTCCAGAACATCACCAGCAGCATAAGAACCAAAAGAGGAACCTGCCACGTTAAAGACTTCATAGATGTCGGACTGGTCACGCGTAACCGGAATGAAGGTACACGCATCAGCGGTAGCTGCCCCCAACTGAACCGGCAGGATCATCGCGAGGAATAAAGGCAGACGCATAACACCGTCAGAAACGCTCATCATCTCTGCTGCGACGGATTCCAGCATCGCTTTATTAGTGGCATCCATGCTATTGCGGGTGGACTCAATCAGGCAGTTTTCCAGCGTCTGGTGGCAGGAGGCCAGAATTTCCGGACGCGGCATAGATTTATGTGCTGCGGCGTAGTCAGCCAGTGCACTTGCCCACGCTGTAGCGATTTGAGCGGTGGCATTATCAGAGATACCCGCAAAAACCGGGTCTTTACGTGCAGCTTCAAGGATAGATGCGGCACGCGCGGCATCATCTTTAATGAATTGGTTATCAGTACCGAACTGCGCAGTGCTTGCCCAGCCAAGCACAGCTTTAGAGCGTTTTGCGATATCTGCAATACGATTCTGGTATTCGCGTAAGTTACTCAATTTACTCTTCCTTAAACACAAGGCACTTGTGTGAATCCCTTTTCGGAAGAGATTTTATTGAAAGTCACTTGTTGACTTTCTCGCTAAAAGTAATTTTTTAAATTTTTTGTGCGGGGGAGGGGGGCAAGTAAAACAGGCGTGAAACCGTGGGAATTTCAGTCTGAAATTTTTCATGAATATCTATATATATCATATATTTATACATGAAATAGACGCGGGACATTTTAGACAGGGGAGGGGGCTAAAGCCGCCTCCCACCAGCGGGATTATTCCCCAGCAGACATTTTCCCAATGATTTTTTTTATTGCTTCGTCAATTTCAGTTTGCACTTCAGACGGGAGTCTGGAGAACTCGTAGGCGACAACCCGTTTTTTCGGATCGGACTTCTTTCGGGCATATTGGCGACGGTCAGAGAAGTCTCGCAGCTTCTCAACCACCACAGATTTAACCGGCGCGGGCTTCAGGCTTTTGCTTTCCGCTTTGAAGATAGCCAGTATCTTCGCTTTATCCTCTTTCGCGCCCTCAGTCTCTGCAATTCGTTCGCGCACCGTATCAACCAGCTCTTCAATCGGCACGCTTTTAGCGTTAGCATCCTCGGCGATCTGGAGCAGTAACTGGTAATCTGGAAGGGCGAGCTCGCTGGCTACGGGGAAGACAGCAATCATCTCATCCGGCACCGCGGCAGCCTGGAAAGCTCGCGTCACTTTAGCCTTTGAGATGTTCTCAGCTCGGGCGATCTCTTCTTTGGTCATATTCTTACCGTACATAACCTCGAAGCGTTTACCCAGCTCGCGCAGAGTGTGTTCGCGGGCTGTCTGGATATCAATGGCCAGCTGGCGGGCATCCGCCAGGCTGATCTCATCTTTCGTCACCAGAATCTCAAATTTCGTTTCATTGAAGATACACGCAGCACGGCGACGCGATCCGTCCAATACCTCAATGCGCTCCCCAACCATACGACCGATAGCCGGGAAGAACTGTTGCAATTTAATGGTGCGGGAAATATCGCTTACCGACTCAGGGGTGAGCAGAGACTGATCGCGGCCGTTAACTGCCGGGTCAACGAACGTGCGCGACTCAATCTCACCACTCAGCACGACGGTAAGCAAGAATTTAGCCTGGCGGCCAGATTTTAGGGTAAAGGTTTTGGTGCCTTCACTGCCTTCAAGCATGCGAGCAAACTCGGAGCTATTCTTGCCCAGCACTCGTCCACGGGAAACTATTTTTTTCATGCCGCCTCACCCCTAACAAACTCAATTCGATCAAACACAGCCTTAGTGAAACGCTCGGCCTCGGTTCGTGCCTTCTTCAGCGCCTCTGCACTGCCTGGATACGATTGCGGGTTGGCACTGATTACGGTGTCGAAAGACTCGCCGCATCGCTCAAATCCATCCAGACGAGGCAGAGAAGAGTCCAGAATGTTGCTGGCGTAAACCTCACGCGCAAGGCTGTGTGATGTCTCGTGATCGCGCTTGCCGGTCATCTTCGACATAAAACCAATGCTGGCGCTTAAACGCGGTTCTACGCCTTCCTCCTCCAGTTGCTCCAGCATTTCTGGCAGACGGGTGAGATATTTCAGTGTTGAGTGGAAGTCAACCTGGGCTGGTGGGGTAGGGGTAAGCAGCAAATCGCTGGCCGCCAGACCGTTGAGCAGGAACGGATCCAGGTGTGGACCGGTATCAATAAAGATAAAGTCATAATCATCCGCAACACGATCAATGATATTGCGTCGAAGGATTTCGTACTGATTTTGTCCGGGAAGATGCTCTTCAACCAGCTCTTTCCATTGGCTGGCAACAAAGCCATCGTCGATAGAGGCTGGAATCACGTCTACGCCAGGAACGATGGTCGGACGAATCACCTCTTTGCGTAGCGTCTCCGCGTCCAGGTCGTTCAGCATCGCCTGCGCGGCGGTTTCCAGGATGGAACCAATACTGTGAGTATGGTCGAGGAACATTGTGCTGGATGCCTGAGGGTCAAGGTCAATTACCAGAATGCGCAGATCGTGACGCAGTAAATCCTGATGCACACGCAGAGCGTGCGCCAACGTGACTGTGGAAACCGTTTTGGATACGCCACCCTTCAGGTTTACGACAAAAATAACGTAAGGCGATTTGTGAATGTCGCGATATTTTGGGATCTTACGGTGGGCATAGATATCAATGACGTTCTGGATGGTCAGCGCGTACTGTTCAACGTTACCGACCTGTTTCTTGTTGAACTGGTACCCATCATCTTCCATCTCTTTGATGGCCTGCTCCACAATGCGGCGGCTCAGCTTCGGCAACTTTGCCACAGCGTTACGAGTGAACGTCTGATAATACTCGGTCTGATTGAACTCTTTGCGCTGATCTTCAATATCCTGGCTCATGGCCTTAAGTAATGCGCTTGCACGAAGAGCTATGGTGCCGACACCGCCGTAATCGCGTTTCATCATCATCTCCTTATCATTTCGTATGAGTGAATTGTACGTTTGATTCTGCTACGTGCAACTTTTTTTGATTCGTGCGTCAATTATTGCACGTAAAGAAATGGCGATGAGGCTATTAGATGTGTGCTGGAGGGATGATGCAGGACCAGAATGTGCGAGAGAGGGAAGTCGCATTGAATTATGTGCTGTGGAGGGATCGCTGGTATCAAATATGTGTGCTGGAGGGAAAGGCAGAGAATTACATGTGCACTGGAGGGAAAAACGGATGGACAGATGTGTGCTGGAGGGAAAGTCTGGGCAAACTGCGGGGCGTCCCCCTCCAGCGCACATCAAAAACAGGAAATTGGACAAGCCTTCCCGGCAGCACACATTTTTTTAATGCAGCTTCCCTCCAGCACACACTTATTCTGGGAGTTTCAGCTTTGGATTGCGAGAATGGACGATTACAAAACTTTCCCGGCCTTTCTTCTCAATTGAACAGTCGAGATAGCCGATTGTTTTAAGCTGTTCTATCGCTTTCTTAATGATACGGTTTTGCTCGCCAACAGCTGACTGCAAAGCCAGGCGCTCACGGATTCGGGCGAAAGATAGCGGCAACGGATTCTGCGGAAGGCTTTCGATGAAAGTGTAAATGGCTTGTGCAGCTTCTTTCTTCGGAAGGGCACGCAAGGCGTGGTGTTGCAACAGAACGCGATAATCAAGCTGGAACAGCTCCCACAGCTTCGAATCAGCCTCCAGCTCTATCAGATCAAGGTCAGCATCAAAACGACCGACCTTTAGCAGACCAGTCTGATAGCCGCCTTTAGCATCTTTTCCGCGCTTAAAAGCGATACCCTTGTTACGTAAGCGTCCAAGTGATTCATGAATGGTTAAACGCAGTTTCGCATCCAGACGTTTTGAGGGGAAACCACAGGCTTTAGCGAATTCCTGAAACGATAACTGGATGGTGTTTGAGGACAAGCCGTATTTGCTGAACGCGTAGATGACACCGATCCACGTTTTGAAATCAGTATCCATATCGAGTCGAGGACCGGTGATTTTAATATCATCGTAACCCTCGGCTTTAGCTATCTCCAGCTGGGAAAACGCTTTGGTGGCATCAATCTCTTTACTTTCTCCTTTGCTCTTTGATGGCTTCGGCACGAATACCCCCAAGCGCATCAACGCTACAGGCTGCACAGTGTTGTTTGAATTAACTGTTAGTTCTTTTGCCTTACTTTCAATGTCTGCGTAAAGAATATCGGAGATAAATGATTGATTCATATTACTTTTTCCGAATTATGTAGATAGTTTTTATAAGTGATGATAACTACCCAGGCTTTCCCGTCAGCACACATCCTATATCCCGCCAGCACACATTAGCAACCCGTCAGCACACATTTTTATCCCGCCAGCACACATCGTTTTCCCGCCAGCACACATCGCGATACACTTCTAGGCCAGACGTGGCGCGGCCTGCAACGATCAGGGATCTATATGGATCTAATTGGGATCTGTATGGACCTAATTATTGGATCTATCCAGTGGATAATGTGGATAAGTGAAAAACCGGCCAACAAAGCCGGTTGGAAGGAAGCTGTATTATTCTATGCTTTCGATGAGAAGACCATGTTCATAACATTTAAGCTCATCGCCTTCGTACAGGAATTGGTATCCAATACCACCATCTTCATGGACATTAGGGAATAACTCATAACTCACTGAAGAGCAAATCACACCAATACAGCGATCAACGCCTTCTCGTTCTTCAGTGCTGAAAAAATCCTCTTCGGTAAGAACATGAGTACATTGCTCATCAGCATAGGTCGGAAATACATGCTCAATGCAATCCGGGTGTTTTAAACCAAGCTGATCGGCAAGCTCGAAAGCACGACGGTATTGTTCAGATCCTGGCTTGCCAACAGTGATTTGCTCAATTTTGTAGATTGAAGTCGCTTTGTTGATAGTTTGCTTTACTGTTACTTTATCAGACATAAAAATCCCTTTTAGTTACCGCTAATAGCTCGGTTGTAATCATTAACGTTGCGATTCTTCCTGTTAATCCCCATCAGCATCGTTTCTGTATCGAGGATATACGCTGGCAGATCATCAAAATATTCACTGCTAAACTCTGGCATCCTGCACATAAATGCACTTTTTGGGTCAGGGTGGTTAACCTTTGTCGGCGTCGGCGTTAAATTCGCTGATCGACTCCCGGAGCAACCGCTGAGTGTCAGCAGGAATACGCTGGCGAACATTACCCGCCGCAACCAGTTGTTTCTGAACTTCAGCTTTTCGTTCCATTTGCCTGTCAGCATATTTGGCTTGTTCTGATTCATTTTTCACTTCCTGGCTGTGAAAATGTTGCTCTGCTTTGTTCATCGTCTCAATGGTCTGGTTAAGATCCATTATTGACTTATCACGTTCCTTAACAGCCTGATCAAGACTGCCAATTTTCTCCATGGCTTGCTTTAGCTGATGACGTTCCCATGCAAACCCAGCACCAACAAGTGCGCAAATCAGAACAAGAACACCAGTAGCAGCAAGTTTCTCCTTCAAAGACAAAGCTGTTTTTAACGTAGAAAAGAATGACATGTCTTCCTCCTGAAGAAAAATTATCAATGAAGTCCTTTGTTACTGTGCCGCTTTGTTTAATTCATCAAGAACTGAATCAGGAACCAAAGCGGCAACTGCGCTGGCTGTGCTGGCCTTATTTGCTGATGCTTCCGCAAGCGCGGTACCGATAGCATGGTTATAAGCAGTTATGGCTACGTTGGCGCTTTCATTCGCTCGTTCATACTGCTGTTGTAACGCAGTTGTGGGCGCTGTTGTCTGGTTGAAAACAACCCCAAACTGTTCAGTTGCTACTTTCAGAGATTCAATTTGCTCTTCTGTTAGTGCTGGTGGGGGAGTGGCAGTGCCGCCGCCTGAACCAGAGCCTGACGAGCTTCCTGAGCCAGTGTTAAGGGTCTGGTTAATCTCCCCCATAGCAGCGACTAAACTTGATGTATTAAGCGCGTTAACAGCGTCCTCAAGCGATTTAGTAATATTCACATTACCAATGGCAATAGAGATCGGCAGTTCTGAAACTTCTCGCTCATTAGCACGGCAGTAAACATCCCAACCAATATCGAGTTGAAGCAGCATTGACAGATCTGCATAACCAGCCAACAGGTCCGCGTGCTTAGTTGCCAGTTCTCCAATGTTCGTTAAGCCGGTTGTGGTTGTTCTGATCGTTGAAACATAGCTGGTAATAGTGTCGGGATAGACAATGGTATCCAGAATTAATCCGGTCAATTCTTCTGCAAGCAGTTTTGCTGTGTTAGCACTGTTTCGTGCCGATGTTATGGCACCAGGTGTTTTCATCCCACCGGCGGCGGCCAATTTTTTATATGCGGATAACTGGTAGTCTTTTTCCAGCATGATATCTCCTAACTTACCTGAACCAGGCCGTCTCCGGACGCTACGGTAGATCCGCATGAAACAGGGTCACCAACGCATACGATCCCTTTACCATTGACGGTAAACCATGCCCTGGTTGATATAGCTTGCCCACCGTGCGTACTGTTTCCATCGGTATGCTGTGCATATTGCTTACCATCAACTAACACTTCGACTCCGTTGACTTTAAGTAGTGGTTCACTCTCTACAGGAGGCCTGGATGGGAATCCTCCGTGCCCCGAACAAATGCTGTCTTTTGTTGCAATACTTGCCACGCCATCACCAATTATTTGCTCTGATTTTCGTTATTTTAACTTAGGTTATTTGTGGTCTGTATGGCGTTTACTTATTACAAAATTGCTCTAATAAATATTGTTTTTTATGTCGTATTTTCGGTACCATTCAGCCATCGCCCTTCAATGGGCATTTGTTTGGAGTCGTCAGATGCAGATGGAGCTAATAAGCCGCAAAGAGTTCGATAGCCGTGTAACCAGCGGTGAACTCGACAACTTGCAGGCTATCAAGGTGAAAGAAGGCTTTTGCCTCATTGGGAATCAGAGCGGAACAAATCGCGTTTTTATGCTTCGCCGTACGGATTTGAAGCCATTTGTCTGGAAGAACGAAATTGGTCCCAGCTCATACGCTCAAACGAGGGGGTGCCACAACCTGGCCTTTTTCTACAAAGACGAGCTTTCTGTGGTTGATATTCAAGGGTTACAACATGTTTAAGCACTGGAAAAACATTACTATTTATAAACTTTCTCGTGAGGCGGATCTGACCGACTTAGAAGATAAAAAGAAAATGATCCTTTTCACGCCATGCGGTAGTCAGGATATGGCCAAGTTCGGTTTTGTATCTCCATTTGGTGATAATTCCGAAGTTATCGCTATGCATGGAAATGGTTTTATCCTTGTTGAAGCAAAGCGCGAAACAAAAATTCTTCCCCCGCCGGTTATCCAGCGAGCTATTCAAGAAAAAATTGAAAAACTTGAGCAAGAACAAGCGTGTAAACTGAAGAAAACAGAGAAGGACTCCCTGAAAGACGAAGTTCTGCATTCTCTTCTGCCACGGGCTTTTTCAAAGTTTTCTGTTATCCAGGCGATCTACGACGGTTCAACTAAACGTATCTATATCAATGCCAGCGCGCGGCAGGCAGAGGATATGCTCGCGCTTATGCGTAAGTCTCTGGGTTCTCTTCCTGTTGTTCCCCTGAGTGTTGAAAATCCCATTGAATTAACGCTGACCGACTGGGTACGTGATGGTAGTGCTCCACAGGGATTTCAAATGGGGGATGCGGCAGAACTTAAGGCAGTGCTTGAGGATGGCGGTATTGCCCGAGTGAAAAAGCAGGATTTGGGAAGCGATGAAATTTCCACACACCTGGAAGCTGGCAAGCTCGTCACTAAGTTGGCACTCGACTGGCAGAACCGCATTAAATTTACACTGGACCATAACTTCAGCCTTACCAGCGTCAAATTTGCGGATGAATTGCTTGAGCAGAACTCTGATATTGATAGTGAAGATGTAGCGCAGCGACTGGACGCAGATTTCTTCCTGTTGACCAGTGAAATTTCGTGCCTGGTTGATGCTCTGGTAAATGCCCTTGGTGGAGAGGCTAAGCAGTGAAAGAGCTGTGCTATGGATCTGTTTGCAGTGGAATTGAAGCCGCGAGTATTGCCTGGGAACCGTTGGGTATGCGTCCGGTTTGGTTTGCTGAAATCGAGCCTTTTCCATCGGCCGTTCTTGCGCTCCGCTGGCCCCATGTCGCCAACCTTGGCGACATGACAAAACTTGCCAAAAAAGTCTAGGCTGGGGAAATCGAATCCCCTGACGTGCTCGTCGGGGGAACACCATGTTTTACCGCGGGGCATATGGTTCTTTGTAAAAATGGTTATAAACCAATAGAAGATATTTGCCCTGGCGATTACGTAGTCAGTCATCTCGGGCGGTTACAACAAGTAAAAAGAGTTGGTTCAAAAATAGCTAATACGGGGTTACTTAATGCCGTTGGGCAGCCTTTAGGTATAAGAACAACCAATGACCATCCCTTCCTGGCGGTTCGGTGGAAAGCCCAAAACACCCGGAAAAATGGCACATATTTTAAGAGAGAGTTGTTGTCTGAACCGGAATGGCGAGCAGCATGTGATATGCCGGGATATCAATGGTGCGCTCTAACTAATTTCAATATTGCATCTCCAGATATTTGTTCTCGGTTCTTGTCTGAAGAACAGGCTATGTATCTTGCGGGCGCTTATGTTGGCGATGGATATATTAGGAGATGGAGAGGTAAATCTAAGAAGGCGGTTGTTTTTGGCATAAATTGCCAGAAATTGAGAAAGTTTCATTGCCGCATACCAGAAAACATATTTTCCGTGGCAAGCGAAATCCGAGGGAGCATCAAAGTAACCTTGAATGATACGTGTTATGCCAATTGGCTTAATGAACATTTTGGCGAGTTAAGCCATGCTAAGCGTATCCCTGCATGGGTGATGTCGCATCCATTGCGTCATGTGTTTTTACAAGGCTATCTTGATACTGATGGGACACCAAGTGGTAAAGCGGGATTTAGAATTAATAGTGTTAGTCCTGCGCTTGCTTGGGGCGTTGCGGGGTTGTCACAGACTTGTGGTTATGTTTCTTCGGTCAGCTTTATTGAAGTTGAGCCCAAAAAAGTGATCGAGGATCGCGTGGTAAATCAACGGAATTATTATCAGGTAACAATCTGCCCGCAGAAATTGTCACGTAAATCAAGATTGGCTCATGGAATGCTTTTACGAACAGTCAAAGAGTTTAAATCGGTAGGCCTAGATACTGTATACAACATAGAAGTCGAAGGTGATCATTCCTATATCCTCAATGGTGCGGTGGTCCATAACTGTCAGGCATTCAGTATCGCGGGATTACGTGGTGGGCTTGATGATGAGCGTGGCGCGCTAACTTTAAAGTATGTGGAGCTTGCAAATGCAATTGACGACAAACGGGCTGAGTCATTTCTCAAACCAGCCGTTATCGTCTGGGAAAATGTCCCAGGAGTCTTGTCATCGGCAGATAACGCCTTCGGATGTTTCCTTGCCGGATTGGCTGGAGAAGATGCGCCATTTGAACCAGGTGATCGACCTGAATCAGGAAAAAGTAACGCGTTCTGGCGGTGGGATGGCAAAACCGGTTGCCATGCTCCAAAGTGGCCGCAGTGTGGTTGTATTTATGGGCCGCAGCGAAAGGTGGCCTGGAGAATCCTTGATGCCCAATACTTCGGAGTGGCACAACGACGCCGACGCGTGTTTGTTGTCGCAAGTGCTCGAACAGACCTCGATCCCGCAACGGTACTTTTTGAGTTCGAAGGCGTGCGCCGGAATATTGCGCCGAGCCGAAAAAAGAAGGAAATCGCTTCCGCCATTACTGCAAATGGCGCTGCAATCAGTGGCGAAAGCCTAAATCCATGCCTACACGCTGGCATGTCCCCCGGTATGAAATCGACGAAAGCCGTAAACGGTTTCAGGATGGCGGCATTTGGGGAATATATTGACGATGAAACCGCATCGACAGTAAAGGCAAGAGACTTTAAAGATGCCACTGACCTTGCTGTTTTTAGCAGCACAGGAGCAGGTTTTTGGTCAGAAGGGCATGGTACATTGCGGGCTCGTGAGCAAGAAAGCCATGAGCATCTTGTTACATTGGCTTTTCCTGAGCGTATGAGCGGTACACAACATGCTGCAACTAAGAATACTTCACCATCTCTAATGGCTAAAAATCCAACAGCTGTTTGCTATGAAGTAAGAAACGCAGAAGTAGCTGTCCGCCGTCTTACCCCTGTCGAATGTGAAAGGCTGCAAGGTTTTCCTGATGGGCATACGTTGATCCCGACGGAAAAGCGTAAAAAAGTTAATTCAGATGAACTGGCATATCTTCGCAATCACTATCCAGATTTAAGCGAAGAAGAGGCCGCGATGCTTGCAGCTGACGGACCGCGTTACAAAGCGATCGGCAATAGTATGGCAATACCAGTAATGCGCTGGATTGGCGATCGGATTACTAAGGCCGTATGTCGGCAGAAAGAAGGAAGTGAAACAAAAGAGCGAAAAGTTAAACCAGCGGCAGAATTCGAACGGTCCATATTCAAATGGGCTGGTGGAAAATTTGGTGTTCTGGAACAAATCTTTCGCTATTTGCCAGAAGGGAAGCGCCTGATTGAACCTTTCGTCGGTGGTGGAGCTGTCTTCATGAATGCCGGATACCAGGAAAATCTGCTAAATGATGTGAATGCTGACCTGATTAACTTTTACAAGACTCTGCAACGCGAGGCGCATTCACTTATCACTCTGGCTCATCGTTTCTTCTTGGACTACAACACCCAGGAGGGATTCCTGGCAGTACGGAATGCGTTTAACAAACAAGTCTATGATGATTTACATCGCGCAGCGGCGTTTTTGTTCCTGAACCGACATTGTTTTAACGGATTGACGCGTTACAACCAGGCCGGTGAGTTCAATGTCGGTTATGGGAAGTATAAAACTCCGTATTTCCCATTACAGGAGATGGAAGCCTTCCTCGGTGCGGAAGGTCGTTCTGAGTTTGTATGTGGTGATTTTGCTGCGGTGATTGAAGCTGCCGGAGAAGGAGATGTCATTTTTTGCGATCCGCCATATGAACCGCTTCCAAATACAGAGGGATTCACGAACTATTCCGGTCATGACTTTAAGTTTGAAGAGCAACAACGCCTGGTGTCTCTGTTGACGGATGCTCATCGCCGAGGTGCAAAGGTTCTCATTACTAACAGTGGCGCGCCAAACATCAGAGAGCTTTATCATGACAATGGTTTCAGAGTGGAACCTCTTTTTGCCAGACGTTCTGTGTCTTGTAAGGGGGACACTCGAGGTGTTGCTCATGACGTTTTAGGTATATTGCTCTAATAAATTTATTAGTGTAATATCGCCTCAATGAATCGTGATTTATAGAGCGATTTAGCTGTTAGCCGCGACAGGCGCGGCGGCAAGTATGGCGGGGTAGTGACTCCTTCCCCATCATGACGCCGAGTTGCCAGGTTGACCATACGCCTAAGTGGCAACACCGAAGTGCGTTACGAGCTTCCAGTTTGCCCATCTTCGGGTGGGCGTTTTTTCAGGGTTTTCGTCATGGTTAGCGACTTTGCGGCGGTTTAGAAACTGACCATTAAAGTAAATGCAAACGATGATCTGATGATGGCAGCGGCCTAAGAAGCCTGATGCCACGGGGTATGAGTCGTCCCCCGTCAAAAAAATCGACCGCAGAGTGTCCCCGTCTGTGTATTAGGGAACGGGGAGGCACAACAGGTAAGGGCGCTGGTGTGATTAACCAGATGAACGAGAAGGGGCCATCTGTTGGTCAGCGTCCTTTCCTGTTGCGTCTTCTTTTCAGCGTAACAGCGGTGCTTAACAGCACTTTGGGTACAGTTCCACGAATTTACGGGTATATCCCGTCATGCTGAAAGCGCTAATCACGCTGGAAGCCAGGGTTATGCATCCCCTGTTACCGAATTGCAGCCAGGGCGCGGTGCGCCGAAAAGCATACGGAGGTGGAAGCCCTCGCCGGAGACGTACCCGGCAAGTGATGGTGTAGCTCAGCGGTTAGAGCGGTTGACTGTTAATCAACGGGTCGATGGTTCAAATCCATCCACCATCGCCAATGCCGGTTTAGCTCAGTTGGTAGAGCGCCTGCTTTGTAAGCAGGATGTCAGCGGTTCGAGTCCGTTAATCGGCACCAGCACAACAGGTAAGGGTATTTTGCGACGTCGGAGATCGCCGAGCTTGGCAGAGGGTTCGAATCCCTACGAAGTACCCTTACCGTTGTGAGGAAGTGCAGCTCTTTGAAGCAACCAGAAGATAAGCATCTGGCTTCACAACATAAACCGCAGGAACGACCAATAAACGGTAGTCCGTATGGAGAACACCCCGTTGAGGAAGAGGCCTGGCCGGAACCGTAACCGGCACTACAACGTTGAGAACACTGGCGTAACGGGGTCATATCCCAATCTACGAATAAATGTTGCGTTGCAGCGTGACAACCAGTGTTCTCAACATTGTGGTGAATGCACAGGCTGATGTGCCGCAACTACAGTAGTGCGCGCTTTGCGGGGCTTGCTACAACCCTGTGTCGGAGTTCAGCACCGACCATCACAGTTTGATTCTCTGGCATGAGCATAACGCTGAAATAAGTCCAGTCTGGTGCGGCCCGATCACCCGCCGTTAGCTCCACGAAACGGAGCACGTAACAGGTAAGAGCATTCTCCTGTAACGGGTTCATATCCCAATCTACAGGTCCACCAGGAATGCTCTTTCCGTTGCGGTGAATGCGGCTAAGCGCACGCGGAACAGTTAAAACAATCCTCCTTAATGGTTAAACATTCCGGCGTTAATTGTTAACTGGTTAACGTCACCGGGAGGCACTCGGCACCGCAATCTAATAAATATGTCACTTTTATTGAGGGATAACCAATGTTCGGTAAATTGTTCGGCAAGAAAGTCGCTTCTGCAAAAGTAGAGCTGAAAAAAGTTGAGAATCGCGATCTGATGGAGGCCATCATCGGTGGCTGTTTGTTGGTGTCTGCCGCTGATGGTGAAATCGAAAAAGAAGAAACAGCGAAACTTGATCAGCTTGTCCGCTCTAATCCGCGTCTTAGTCATTTTGGTAACGAAATTACTGCAACAATTACCCGCTTTACCGAGCAACTGGAAGCTGGCTTCCGTGTTGGTCGCATGAATATCCTTCGCGAAATTGAAGATATCAAAAACGATCCAAAAGAAGCGGAAGAAGTATTCGTTAACATGCTGACAATTGCAGAAGCGGACGGTGAAATCGAGCCAGCAGAACACAAAGTACTGGAAGAAGTAGGCCGTCGTTTAGGTCTTCGTGTGGAAGATTATCTGTAATGGCAAGCAAGGCACGTATCGCAATCGCCATTGGTTTTCTCTTGCTGTCCGTGCTGGTGGATTTCACCAGCACAATGCTGTCAGTTTTATCGGACGGGGCGTTGGTGGCAGTAGCTGTAACATTGGTATGGCCGATATTAAAAACAGCTTCTAAGGATCAGTGATGGGCTTCTGGGATTTTGCTGACAAGCATCCAATTGTTCTCGTTGTCATTGCTGGCATAGTTGTAGGCGGTATTGCTGGCGTCATAGAAGCACTCAGGAAACAGTAATCCGGCCCTTTAGCTCAGTGGTTAGAGCTGGCGACTCATAATCGCACGGTCACCGGTTCAAGTCCGGTAGGGGCCACCATATTTGGTTGTAACACGGCGTCTGGCACATGCGTCGTTAGCGGTCTGGTGACGTTAAAAGGGGGGAACCTTGCCCCTAGCTCAGGCAACGAACCAGGTAGCCGGAATGTGCAAGCCACCGTTTGTTGTTTCTCGGGTAAAGGGATTCACCATCCTGGCGATTCGGTGTGACAGCCGGGAAGAGTCCGGCGCATTAATCCTGATTTTCTGGTGATGACTCATATCGTTAGGAGTGATTTGAGTATGCCGATTATATCTGACATTCAGCACGCCTGGGTGGAGTGCTAATGTCTGCATCCCCTCTTGAATCCATGCCAAATTCCCTTAGTGCAGAACAAGCTGTACTTGGTGGCTTAATGCTTGATAACTGCCGCTGGGATGAAGTTGCAGATCGTATAGTTGCTGATGATTTTTATACCAGTGCTCATCGTGAAATTTTCAGTGAGATGGAGAGGTTATTAAGTCATGGCAAACCGATTGATTTGATAACACTTGCTGAAGCACTTGAACAGAACGGTAAATTAGAACGCGCCGGTGGTTTTGCGTACCTTGCGGAGATGTCAAAGAACACGCCCAGCGCGGCAAATATTTGTGCTTATGCGGATATCGTTCGTGAACGCGCGGTTGTTCGTGAAATGATTTCCGTCGCAAATGAAATAGCCGAAGCTGGATATGCGCAGGATGGCAGGGGCAGCAATGAATTGCTGGATATGGCCGAGCGCCGCGTTTTTGAAATAGCTGAAAAACGACAAAAGAGCGGTAGTGGTCCAAAAGATATCGCCAGCATTCTCGATGCAACGGTATCTCGCATAGAAGAGTTGTTTCAGCGACCACATGATGGTGTAACGGGGCTTGATACGGGATTTACCGATCTCAATAAGAAGACGGCAGGGCTTCAGCCGTCCGATCTCATCATTGTCGCCGCCCGCCCATCTATGGGGAAGACCACGTTTGCGATGAATCTCGTCGAAAATGCCGCAGTCCGTAACTATAAGCCCGTATTGGTTTTTAGCCTTGAGATGCCGAGCCACCAGCTGATGATGCGCTCACTGGCTTCTCTTGCACGCGTTGATCAGACTCGTATTCGAACAGGGCAACTTAACGACGAGGATTGGGCGCGGGTTTCTGGCGCAATGGGGATTCTGTTGGACAAGCAAAATATTTTTATTGATGACTCAAGCGCCCTGACACCTACAGAGCTTCGTTCCCGCGCTCGTCGTGTTTATAAAGAAAATGGTGGTTTGAGCATGATTATGATCGACTACCTGCAACTTATGCGCGTCCCCGAGCTGCAAGATAACCGAACGCTGGAAATTGCCGAGATTTCTCGCTCACTGAAGGCTTTGGCGAAGGAATTACAAGTACCGGTGGTGGCATTGTCACAACTTAATCGTTCACTTGAACAGCGTGCGGACAAACGACCGGTAAATTCAGATTTACGTGAATCAGGAGCAATTGAGCAGGACGCAGACCTGATCATGTTTCTGTATCGCGACGAAGTTTATCACCCGGATAGCGAAATGAAGGGCATTGCCGAGGTGATTATCGGTAAGCAACGAAATGGCCCAATTGGCACGGTGAGATTGGCTTTTAACGGCCAATACTCACGGTTTGATAACTATGCTGGTGCTGACTGGCAAGAGGATTATTGATGCAACGGAAACTAACTAAGCGTAATAAAAATTGGTTGAGCGACATGCTGAAAAAAGCCAATCGCAACCATATGTACCTCAACGACTGGCTATCAATTAAAGGTAATCTCAGTGATGCAAAAATGATCGACAGACATGTTGCGCGCTATGGTGTTTCACTTGTCTTAGAAAAGGCTGAATTAGTATTTTCGGAATATTATTCCATTCCGCAAATTAGCTCCAAAGGAAAAATATGTGGCTATGTGCTCAAACATAAAAGCAAGCTGGATGAGCTTTTAGTCAGGGAAAAGGAGACGCAATGAACATCCTGATCATTGGGCGAAAATTTGAAGCTATCAGTGATGTGAAAACATATACGGAAATGTGGGCTTACAACCTGGCCTGCGCCTTTAGTGAGGCTGGGGTAACATTGCAATACCATCGTCCATATTCTCCCGGCGTCGAAAGCCCGGAGGATTATGTTGAAGCTGTGTTGACCGCTGCGCTCTCGTGTTCTGCGAAAGCCATTTTAGCGCCAGGATTGCGGTATTTTACTACGGTGCCCAGGGAAATAGGCGTGCAACTGCGTCGTCGATTCACTGGATGGGTAGCTCAGGTATACGACGGTTCTATGCTGGATTCGGCACCAGTCGATATTACTTTTACTGTCCGCGATGATACCTGGCGGTACCTGGATAATCCAGGCAGGTTAGAGCGTCATAATCGCTTTAACAAACATGTTGGATGGGCAGCGAATCAGGATCTGTTCCATCTGGAAACCAAAACAGACGATGTTCTGCGTATTTTTGTAGACCACGCTGCATTTGATGTTAGTGGGTTTGATCACTCCTTAAGTATCCTTATGAACCTTCAGCGTCTGACCGTTCCGTATGAGGCCAGAACGTTGACCGATGACGGATTGATTACCATTGATCCGGGGAATATATCGGTAACCCCATACAGACGGACGCCGGTACCAGCAACCGAATTTGCAGCTGAATTGCGTAAGAGTGACGTGTTTATCGTTACGCATCCCGAAAGCCTTGGATTAACTGTACTTGAGGCGGCAATGTGCGGGGCGTTGGTATTAACGCCTCCCGATTGCCTTCCGCCAGATCGCTTGGCTTTGGTGAACCATATGGTTATCAAGTCGCGGATTGATTGGGATGAGGTTATTGCTCGCGTTGATCGCGTGAAAAATGCTGAAAAGGTCCAGTGTCACACCTGGTCGGCAATTGCGGAAAAGATGCTTGAGACGTTTATCACGCAGAAACCGTCGCGCGGTAACGGATAAAAAATTGAACCCGTCATAACAGAAAAGCCCGAACGCCGGGCTTTTCTTAAGCCTTGTCAACAGAGACTTGAGCGGCTTTTATGGATAGATTCCCGCTGGCCTCTATCGCCATACTTCCCCCCGCCTTCAGGGCGACATCCGCGCCTGACTTTATATCGAGATTTCCTGCGGAAGAGATGAATGCCGGACCTTGAGAAATGGCATATAACTCCCCGGCCTCGTTGAACCCGATTGTTGTTCCACTTTTCAAGTGCGTAACGGCCCAGGCTCCGCCCGCCGTCCGGATCTCCATTAGTCCGTTCCGCGACGAAATAAAGTCTTTTTTGGCGCTGGTTGATGGTTGTGCTGGTGCACCTTCAACTTCAGGCGGTACATAGCCTTCACCTTGTCCTGACGCTTCAGGCGGCACATTGGGAGCGCCACCGGATGCATCCTGTGCATAACCGATTATCAATGGCCATCGCGAATCCCCATTGTAGGGAAATTCTACCCATACTTTATCGCCGGGCAGAAATGGTGAAAACGTGTTTGCATTGGACAATATAGCTTCTGCCCACGGCAATGAGGCATCTGGTAACCCATCCATCATGCCGACAACACGTATTTGTGTACGCATCAGACCTTTAGGGTCATCGACGCTTATCACTACAGCCCGATACTTCCCTGTCAAACTACCCATTCACCACTCCTAACTGTGCACGGCTGACAAAACGAAAGCGGTCTTCGAAATGAGTCACGGACATCACTATCATTTTGTCAGGGATAGATTCATCGAGTTCTCCGTCACCTGCCGTGTTATGCACGACAATTTTCAGCGTCGTACCCGGAGTTAGCGCGGCATTTCCTTCCACCAGCATATCGAGGCGGGGGAGAATGAATTTGTTGTAGTTCGCCAGCGCGGTAGGATCGGGATTGCTCGTAAATTTAATGGGGTCTTCCTGGTTACCTGAGTAAACCACACCTTTGGTCATGTCATAACTGGCCATTCTGTAATTGTGGCGGCGCTGGTATTCATAATCGGCATTCAGGATGTTGAACTGACTAATTGTAAATCCGGATGTGTTGGGATTGGCGGACTCATAAGTAAGCGATGGAGCGGCGTTTGCCATTTTTTCCATACTTTTAAAATTGATCGTCCCCCTGGATGCCCAGCACATAGAACCGGTATCCCGGGCTATCTCCTGCAATACCTTGGTCGGTTTTTCTCCAACATTTAGGTGGTATGTGGATGTTTTTCTGAATGAGTCAGCATTTACCTTCAGACCAGGGGCAAGAGAGGAAACTACGGCTGATGGTGGCTTATCAACAAAATACTGTGCGCTGGTGGACGGAACTTTTAATAACCGCACCGGGTTACTAAACGCGTAAATCAGTACAGTATCGTCCTTGCGCGGCGCTTTAAGAACAAAGAACTCTTCCGAGAAGAGGATGCCGCCATGACCTTCCGGATCACCAAGTGAAACTGTCAGTATTGTACCAAATTTCACCCCCAGCTTATTGACCACGTAAGCCGTTGAATCCCTGATCATGAGCATAAGCTGGGGACCAGATAGCTCCCCAGGTTCGACATAGGTACATCCTACGATCATTTCGCGAGGGATTTCGTTCTGCCCAATTGAAACAGATTGCAGGAATAGCTGAGTGCGTTTTGAATCAGTTTTCGGGGCTGTGGTGGTCTTTGTGGCCATCTCATTCCTCCAGAATTTTCGCTTTTACCGTTATGGTGCCGGTGGTTTGCTGCATATAAGCCAGGATAGGAAGTTCCGCCACAACGGTGAGGTTCAATCCAACCGCGAACAGCCTGTTGTCGGCGGTGCCGGTGGTCAGATCCTGAAATGCGATTGATTTTTGCCCTTCTATGTAACAGGTAACCGGTATCTCATAACCGCCGACATTGGCAATGTGAGTGAAAGATGCCTGCCCGAGGCTGGCATACATTCGTAGCCAGAATGCTAATGCAGTTGTAACCATCCCAAGAGATTCCTTCTCGTCACTGGCGATCCATAGCGAATATTCCAGTGAGAAAGGGATAGTCGATACCAGGGCTTCAATCTCATCATTTTCATTGGTGACATGCCCTTCATCGTAATTATCCCGGCACAGTTCACCTTCATAAATTGAAAACGCGGGAGAACGAGACAGATTCACAAGCGGCATTGCCAGCTTATTTACCGGGCCAGCAGAGGCTGTATCTTTGCGCCCGGCGCGATCGGCTTCAAATGACGACAACCACTCCTTCACATCACTAAAAGTGCCGAGCGTTATGCGATCTCTTGGTGTGCGTTTCAGGAACTCCCTGAATGACTGGTTAGTGCGATCATTAAAGCTGACAACTTGTGAGTCGAATGCTTCGTTTAAAGCCTGTGCGAGCGCCGAATCAATGCCATCAATAGTGGCAAATTCCAGCTTACCGGTTGGAGTAAGACCTTTTTTCTTAAAGATGGCCAGTAGCCATTCCTGATTATTCAGAATCACCGATGAAATTCCCTTCAAAGGCGCGTGAAGGCACGCAATAAAACAAACTGCCTACCCTGGCAGTGCCGTAATTGAATATTTTATGGATGTACCAGAAGCGGCGAATGGTTGTGCCGTCTGACAGCTGTTCCAGCCATTCGAGCATAGAACCCACTGGCACATTAACGGCGGCCAACCGAAGGATTAAAGCACTGTCGCTAATTCCCGTATTATCACTGCCGTCGTATAGCGCGTAGAAGGCGTCCATCTCATCCGGGCAGTCGAGGGCCGTTATCAGTTCTGGATCCTGATAGTCATATATGCGTTGGTTCGGTTCTATTATTTCAGATGCCGTTTCAGGTGCATTTTTGTCTCTGTAAGGTATTGCGCGATATAGAACCGCATCGAATGAGTCAGGGTCTAGCTTGATTGCTTTGAGCCAGTCCATCCGCACAAGGTTATTAAAAACTGCATGACCTTGATAACGGTGGCGCACACCAGAATCACTAAGCAGGCCGTGATCCAGATTGGGAAGGTGATTGTCCTCCACAGGATCAACAATATTACCAACGTTAACACCATCGGTTTCGATTTCAGCATCAATATCTTCCTCTTCAATCAGTTCAGAACCTTCTCCTGGAATATCCGGATCCGATTCGGTGTCCGGGAGGTTATCACCAGTCACTTGTTGTGATGGTTCTGTGTCCTCAAACATGTCATCAAAGAAACCAGCCATCGATTATCCTTTCCGTTTACGGGCTTCGTTAATTTGTGTCTCAAGAATGCTTCGCGCCTGCGCAGTGGCGGCGGCCTTGTCCATTCCCTGACTCATGAAAAACTTTATGAGGTTGTTCGCCTGCGTTTGCAGGGCTTTTTTGAGAGCGTCGGCTTCAGCGCGAGCCTGGGCTTCCCTCACCCGCGATGCTTTTAGTTCGGCATTCTTCCTGTTTGCCGTGGTGCGAGCTTTTTTTAACAACCGGCGAACGTTGTCCGTGGCGCTATCTTTTGCGCGTAGTTTTTTGCCTAATGCATCCTGAGATTTCAGATACAGCTCATACTCACGCGCAGCTTTAGCCTGATCCGTCGTTGTTGTCCGGTTGCGCGCGAGCGATTTAGCCAGTTCACCTTTGAAATAGGTTGTTGTCTTCCGCTTGTCATCGCCGAAGGCTACCTGTTCAGCTGCTTTTTCCAGGGCAATAATGATGGCCTTGTGCCATGTGGGAGACTGAAAACGTGTCATAGCGTGCAAAACATGTTTGCAAGCCACACCAGTCAGATCAGGGTTGCGGATTTTGGGGAATGCATACTCTTTTGGCGGCGCGACAGCATAGTTACCAGCCGTGGCCATATAACGATACCAGTATTGATGGCGTCCACAATCACAGTCGAAAGATACCCGGCCCTTGCAGAGATCGGCAGCGATTCGGGCTTTTTTCGCACCGTCTTCAGCAATTTCCTCAACGGCTTTATCCCATTCCTCAAATCGAATTCTGACACGGTGATGCTGGTGGACCGACTCATCCGAGGCATTAACAGATATCAATGCAAGGTTGTGTTTTAGCCCGAGGAATGTCGCGGCTTTGATCCCTGTGCCATCAGAAACTTTGTTGTTAGCGCGTTTTATATCAATGCTGGTGGACTGCGCCACCAGCTGAGCATAGGTAATGCCTGGTACCGTGCTCTTGAATTTGGTTTTATGAGCCTGCCTTGAGGTGTTGAAACTGCGTATATCTTCGGGCGTAAAGTAGGTGCCATCTTTCTTTTTCCCAAGGCTGAGGAATGCCTCAAGTTCGCGGTTACGCATCCCCATAATCCTTGGGGTGAGTGTACGCCGCGCGTTTCGCCGATTCTGACGCTGCTGTTTACGGATAAGATCGAAGACCTTGTTAAAGTCTTTTGCACTTAATCCATCAGTCTGATAGCGACCAAGGTTGTCGCGAGCATATTCAGTTGGCATTCATTTCCCTTACGCAATGGATAATGTCCCTATCACCTGGCCGTCATATTGGAAATGGCGAATCATTTCGCGGATCCATGTGGCAGGTGGGAGTTTTAATTTTTTGCCAACAGTCATACCCTGAGACTCATCCTCAAGCCCGGCGGCGAGCGTCACAACCCAGCGTAGCTCTGCTATGCCCCACATACGGTAAGCCAGCAAATCCGGGCGATATTGCTCATCGGGAAGAACGTAATAAATCGTCAGATTCTTGTCGTTCGATTCACACATAAGCATCACCTCTTTGCGCAGCTCTGCCCTGAGTATTGGATCGGCTATGTTGCGGTCGTCATACCGCGACAGAGGATATTGCCGGGTGCTTTGGGTTGTAGTGATTGATGTAGCCATAGTCAGCCTGCCAGAAATAGATGATGGTGATTCTATCGCTAGTCATTTGTTGAATATTTAACTCAATAAAAGAAAATTATTAGTGCAATTTTGATTGTGAAATGTATCATTCTGCCCTTAAGTAGGTTCTTCACGAGGAAACAAAATTGGCAGAACGTGTTGATGATGCAGAGCTGAGCATGAATCAATTAGAAGCTCTCAAAGACATGGCCATCGATAACATCAGAAAGCAGGCACAGGTCGTGAGCCAGGTATTTACAGGGAAGTGTCGTTACTGCAATGAACCGATCGAATCAGGCATCTATTGTGACGCTGAGTGTGCGCAATGGCACAGGGAAGAGCAGGCTGCAAAACAGCGTAAATATGGCATGCGACCGGCAGGATTTGACTGATTATGTTGCGCTTTACTGAGGAAGAGTTTCAGGCTTTTAGTGAGCGTCGAAATAAGGGGCGGTCCAGGCCAAAAACCAAAAAGGATCCATTCTTATCGCTTGCGCCGGTAAAAGAAATTTCTCCACATGCGAAGGCACTTGCAGCACTGGCAAAGAACCCAGACCTGCGCGACGGAAATTGCGAGCACTTCGAGCAGGTTTTCATTTTTGATTACTTCGAACGCAAGCACCCTGACATCTATGAGCTGTTGCATGCAACGCCTAACGGAGGGAAACGTTCAAAAGCAACCGCCGGGAAAATGAAGGCTGAAGGGCAGAAAAAAGGTTATCCGGACATGAGTCTCGATAAAGCATGCGGTATTTATCACGGCATGCGAATTGAGCTTAAAGAACCAAATGGTAAAGCCCCGACGAAAGAGCAGATCGCCTGGATGCGCAGGCTTAGAGAGGAAGGTTACTACGTCGTTCTTGCGTATGGTGCAGAACAAGCGATAACCGCCATCCTGGAATACATAAGCCTTAAAAAGGGTGAGGCTATTGAGCATGTATTGAACGGCGACAAGTGGTTGTATGCTGCTTAAAATAATAAATTAATTAGTACATATGCGCCATTTGATATAGCGCACATTAACATCGGGAGAATAGTCGTGTCATCCAAGGCTAATTATGAATCGCTGGCATCGATCATGCCGCGTAATGAACAGGAAACAGATGCTGTAGTGGACCCTGTAATCGCTGAAATGAATGCTCGCCTGGAGGCTGAATTTGCAGCTGAGAATGAACATACCACCCAGGGCGACTAGGACTGTTTTTTGTGTCGGTAGCGGTCCGTCACTCACTCGTGAGGACTGTGCTGCTATAGAAAAAACTGGCTGTTCAATCATCGCGGTTAACAATTCCTGGCAGATGTTCGATGACATTTATGCCTTATACGCCGGTGATTTGTCATGGTGGAAGCAATACGGATCCACCATACCGGGAGGGAGATTCCGCAAAGTGACAGCCAACCTGGCGGCGGCGAAATCATTTTCGTTGGAGTACAGGCGATATTGTGGACCGGCGGAAGGGGTAAATAGCGGCGCGCAGGCTATCAGTCTGGCTGCTGAATCAGGGGCTGAAGTAGTGGTATTAGTCGGCTATGACTGTTCTCTGCAAAACGGCCTTCATTGGCATGGCGCGCACCCTCAAGCCCTACGGAATCCAACGCAGGTGTCTATTTCAAAATGGCAACAGCAGTTCCTGGATACCCGCAAAAAACACGCAGATTTACATATTTTGAATGCAAGTAGGAGCAGTGCAATTCAATGTTTCCCAAGAATAAATTTAGAGGCAGTGATCGCGTTATTATCGTCGGCAGTGGCCCAAGCGCCGCAAACTTTGTTGCGCCGCGCGGAGTGCCGATTATAGCGGTCAATGGGGCCATCGACTGGCTTAACCGCGCTTCTTATTTTTTCACCCTTGATCCATCCCCAGACAATATGCGGCGCGTTGGTCGTGGCCGCCGTCGCCGTGGTGTTTGTTATTGCATGGCACTACCCGATGTTAAAGAACGTGAAGTCAGAGATGGCGTTCTGTGCTTCCGTCGTGTGGCTGAACGCGGCATGGAGCCAAAAAATACGAATTCTCCCGAGTGGTGGGCGTGGCGCTGGTCCGCACATTTCGGCCTTTGCGAAGATGAGAATGAAATTGCCAGCGGCAATAGTGCATATGGTGCTCTGAACCTGGCTTTCCATATCGGATTCAAACATGTAGCTCTGGTGGGCGTTGACGCTACGCAAGAACTACGCGTTCACTCCGGCGGCACGCCAAAAAATCTAAGTCACCTGCCTTTGTTATTCCAGTCTGCGCGTGAACAGATTGACGTTGTTTCATGCGGGAAAATGGGAGGTATTCCGCAGATGACTCTTAAAGAATGGCTGAAGAATACATGATGGCACCCACAATTTATCACCGTATCGACGGTACCAAATACAGGAATGTCTGGGTTGTTGGTGATCTGCATGGTTGCTACACCAGACTGATGTCCGAACTCCATCGTGTGGATTTTGACCCGGCGCAGGATTTACTGATATCGGTCGGCGACCTTATCGATCGCGGTACTGAAAATGTCGAATGTCTGGAACTATTGCAGATGCCCTGGTTCAGGGCAGTGATGGGGAACCATGAGCGGCTGATGATTGATGCGTTAAGTCCAGATGGCAACGTGAATAACTGGCTAATGAATGGCGGACAATGGTTCTTCATGCTGGACACTGATCAGGAAATATTAGCCTGGGCGCTGGTGGAGCTGGTAAAGCGTCTGCCCTATATCATTGAGTTGAACACGGGGCAAGAAACTATCGTTATAGCCCATGCCGACTATCCGGATAATGAATACCAATTCGGTAAGGAGGTGCCGCTTTTCAACGTTGTCTGGGCGCGCGAGCGTATCAGTGATTCGATGGATGATATTGGTGGCGAAATTTCGGGCGCAGATCGTTTTATCTGGGGAGCCCGCAGAATTCGGAAAAAATCGTACGCTAAGGTTTTCCGGGCATCCGTAAGGGCCGAAACTTCCCGTCTTCCAGTCTGCGGCTCTGCCGCCAGACGTAATCGCCGGTTAGGTTGA